ATGGCACTTAATAATGTTTACAATTATATTAGAAAATACATAGATAGAGATTTTAGCAAAAGATTAAATGTGTATGCAAATTATGAATGTGATGACATGATAGAAGAATGCGTAATGATGATAGATTATTATGATCATGATTGCCCTGCTTTTATTTACTATACTGAAATCAACAATATTATCATATTCAATGATTTTGATGTTGCGTTATGTAATGCGTACCCTGCTCAATCTCATTTTTTTGAGACAACGCTTGATAGAGTACTAGACATCTTAATAATGCAAGACACTTTAGTTAATGATGATATTGAAATACTGAATGAATTTATAAATTAAAAAGTTCCCTAGTTAATAGGAGAACTTTTATTTTAAAAATGTTTGGCAACACCAAATTATAAACATTACACATGAAGCCATTCCTAAAATGGTACAAGTTTTTAGAACGATTTTAAAAAATATTTTTTTAGCTCGTAACATTTTATTTCTTGTGATTGATAAGATAAACATAATAAAGCAATACATGACTACAATCATTACAATTCCAATTAAACATCCTAAGCAGATCAGTTCAACTAAAGGCACTGGTTGTCCATCAACATGAGTAAACAAATCATTGATTAGTGACATTCCACCGAACATAACAAATGAAATACCAACAAAGATAGCCACGATTGCAATCATTTGAGACATTAAAGAATCTTTTTGTGCTTCGATATCTTTTTTTACAGAATTCTTTAAATCATTTATCTTTTTAGTTTGAGAAGAAATAGAATTATTAACTTCCTTAACTTGATCAGTAATTTTTTTGTCAAATGCTGAAACCGATTTGCTAAGATAAGGTTCAATTTTATTATCGCTCAATTCCATCATTTCAACTTGATGAATGGCTAATTGAATATGATCAAGCATTTTCAGTAATATCGAATCTTCTTTTTCAAAGTTATTGATTTCAATCTTATTTACCATTGATGATAGATTAACTATTGCATTATCAGTATAATTATTTTCAGTTTTTGACCATTCGAACACTTTATTTGAAAAACTAGAATATAAAATACGATGATATTTTTCTAAATACTTTTTCAAGCTTTCTCGAAACGAATTTTCATCAAAGACTGTTTTATTTAGTATGAGTAATTGAATTATATTATCCATATCTTTCTCAGCGTGTTCATACAAGTTATCTATATGTTCGTTAATTTCGTTATTTAGTTCGTTAATTTTCTCATTAATATTTTCAATTCTATCCATGTTACTAACCATTCGCTAAATTCTCAAAATATTTTTTTATAAGTTGCTCATCAATCACTGCATTTCTTTCGGATGGATGACTATAATAAGTTTCATGCCATGGAAGCTGATTGTGTGTGATATCAACTAATCTTGTAGCACTTAAATGAGCAAAATTATCAATAATCGCATCAATAATTTTTCTAGTATCAGAATCTATCATGTATGGATCATACTGAACTTTATCCCATGATATATTATCTTGAGAATCGAATGAAACTTCCAAATATTCTTTTATTGGTGGTATATTCATCGCACCATATCTTTTGAATTCATGATATGCATTAGGACATACTGGTCCATAATCCCAAGCTTCAATTTTTTCAGGGAAACATCTATTGCCAGTTAAGGCAAGCATATATCCTTGAACAAAATATAATAACTTTTGTAATTTTAAATTAGAAATAATAATTCCTTTTTCATTGCATTTATTAATTATATATCTTGCTATATCTAAAACATCATATTCTCTACCCATACTAAAAACTCCCCTATTCATAAACGCCTAATTTTTGTCTCATTTTCATTTCTTGCTATAGGTATTATACATTGATTGATTATATTTGTGCAACGAATTTTATCTACATATCTCTTTTCATACTATTTTATACTGTTTCATATTGTATTATTCCTCAACTTTTATTGAAATAATCCCTTACATATAATAAGGATAGAGAAATTTATAAAATAGCATAAAAAAGCCCCTTATCCTTTACATACTAGTACTATTATGTTATAATGATATTGTAAAGAAAGGAGGGGAAATAAATTGTTAGGTATCTGTAATTTAAAAGATTTCTTGGAAACTCTAGCATACGTTGTAGCGATCGTTCTAGGAATTCAAGAAATCTTAAAAGGCTGGAAAGGGAATTAAAAAATTCCTTCTCCAATGCTCATTATAGCTAACAATTTAAATATATGCAAATATCTGGAATAATAGCAATTTTCATTATTTTATACATTGTTATCAAAAGAAGAAAGGAACGTTAAAATGGAAAAGGAAAAATTTAATCAAGCAAAATACATGAGAGAATGGCAAAAAGAAAACATGAAGCAAGTAAAAGCGTCATATAAAACTGAATTTGTAGATGATTTCAAAGAAGCTTGCAGAAAACTTGGGATTAAACAATCGGATGTTTTTAGAAATGCAATGTATAGTACAATTAAGAAAGCAGAGAAAATAAAAATGACAAGAGAAGAAATTAAACAAGAAATTATTTTAGATTTAGAAAAAGCGTATGAAGAAAAAAATGAATATAGATATTATTTGGAACAACTTCCTATGGAAGGCGACTATGATAATGAAGTTCATAGATACATTGATAATTTAGAAAATGAAATTAGACATCAAAATAAAGAAGATTTCGACTATTGTGTAGACCAATTAGTTGATTACTATTATCAAAATCAAGAAATTTACTTTGATAATAATGCTGAATAAATAAAAAACCTACTCTTGATTGAGTAGGCTTTTTTTAATGTAAAATATTCAATTGTTTCTTGACGTCGAATTATTTAACTAAAGTATAGATTAGCTATAATACAATTAAATTTTACACATTTGATTATACTACTTAATTATTTGCTGTAAACTCCCCATTGCTCATTCAACTTTTCGATTTGATATTGATATTTCAAATTTTCTTGTTTTAATTTCTCGATTTGATTATCTTTTTCTATGATTTGAAAATGATATTGAGTATTTTTAGCACGTAAACAAATAATCAATAAAAGCAATATAATGATAATAATCTTTAATTTTTTCATTCTAAACACCCATTAATTTCAAAATAGTGTTTCTTCCTGCAATTCCATCAATTTTTAACCCTCTGTCTGATTGGAATTGTTTTACTGCAGCTTCTAATCCGCTTCCAAATTTACCTGGACATTCAACACCAGATGGATCATATCCTCTACACATTAACGCAATTTCTACCGCTGTAACCATGTATTGAGTTTCTTTACGTTTTACATAGTGTTTACCTAAAGCCGATTTACTGTTTTTACCAAAAGCACCATCAACCTTTAATTTAGCTCCATAATCTTTGTTGATTGCAACTTGGAAGCATCTAGCAACATTTGCTTGAGTCTTAGGACCATATGCACCATCAGTTGCAATTGAATGACCTGTAAAGTTGATTGAATGTTGTTGACCTCTTGCAATCAAACTGTCTAAGTTATCATTTTTAGCAGCAGATGGAGTAGCAGTAGATGTCCCTAGATTTCCAACAGTTGAATTAACAATATTATTTTTAAAATTTTTCCAAACATTGTCATCTAAAAGTCCATTACAATTAGGACATAATTTACCATTTACATCATAATGACGATAAACATGATCAATATCAATGTTATATTTTTTCATCAACGCACGTGCTAATGCATATACATTTTCTAATGTCTTATCGGTAATTTCAACAACACCATTTTTATTGGAATCACACATTTCAATCGACAATGAATTACTGTTAGTGATGATTTGATACATTGGATGATGAGCCGATTGACACTTACCACCAACACTATAAGCTACGTAATCATCTGGAACTGAATGTGTAACTGAATCATCATCAACAAAGTAATGGGCAGAAGCTTTAACTACGTTGTTAGCAAAATATTTTCCATTTGCTTCATCACTATCTCCATCATTACTTGTATAATGAATGACTAAATATTTAATTTTTGATAAATCTCTTTTTGAACCATAATTAGCTTTATTCGCTAAATGTTCTTTCATAACATAACTCATATGCTATTTCCTCCTTTTTTTAAATAAAAAGAGAGCTATTCACTCTCTTTCTCTAATTCCTCTTTGATTTCATCAATTCTTTTCCATATTGCTTTAGTTTCACGCTCTTGAAGCGCCATACGTTCAACTACGTTATTGTGCTTTTCAACTTTTTTTGTCAGCTCATCAATACGATAATTCATTAATGTATTAGCTTTATTGTTTGAAAACATTGTAGTGATTACACTAGGCACAGCTACACATAGACCAGAAATCAAAGCAACTGTAACTGCTTCTGTCATATGATTTCACTCCTAACTTTCATCTACAATTTCTTCCAACTCTGGAAGCCCTGCAACGCTTGTTAGAATAGAAACCACACCAGATAGACAACTTGCACTAATGATCATTGCCCAATTGACTTCATTCATGACTGTAGATGTTCCAATTAGTGCTACAGCAGTTTGAGCTACTGTTTTGATTGCTCTAATACCTGCAGCTTTTACCCACTGATTAAAATCATATTTTTTAACTTTCAATTCAATCACCCTTTCTAGATAGTTTTATTTTTTTGTGTAACGAATAATTGCTTTAAATTTATAATTTGCCCAACTGTAGTTATTAGCAAAGCGAATGTTATCTACGTTCATAACAAAATACGTACAATAGAATGTTCCGTTATTACCTCTTGAGTAGTAAGTAACAGGAAATCTATAGAAATCAGTTCCATTTGTACATGTAACTTCATAATCAATAAACTCGTTTAAATTACTGATGGAATGATTGATTGTACTTACACCAACATTTAAACCAGTCCATGTAATAATTTTTTCATAGATTTTCTTGCCATCAATCCAGTACTTTCCAGTCCAATGTTCGTCAGCGGACATTTGTAAATTAAGCAATTCATTTCCATCTTTATCAATAAGTTTAGGCATAGTTATTGTCACCACCAATCTTTATTTATATTTTTAATAACTAAAAAAGAGCAGAAATAAATCTACTCTTTGTAATATACTGCATCCTTTAAATCAGTTTCTAATTCACTGACTGTCTTTTCAAGCTGTCCAACTCGCTTTTGCAATGAGGTTAATTGGGATTTCAAAGCAAATGTATCTTTTAACTTTGTCATGAAAGTTTTTAAAATATCACTTGTTAGAAACTTAGTGCTATTAGCTGAAACAGTTGTTGAAGATGCATGTTCACTTACGTTTGAAAACAAAACTTTCTTAAAGAAATCTTTCATATATAAGACCTCCTAGTTGATTATGCTCCAAATACTTCAGTCCACATTGCATTTAATTCAGTATCAGTCATAACTACTAATTTAGCGTTGATAGCTGAAGTTACTTGTGCTGCAGTTTGATATCCTGAATCATTTGTTAATGATGATACTTTTGTTGGAATATCAGTCTTTTTAGCATAAGAGCTTAGATCCATTTCTCTTGAACCTAATTTTTCAAATTTCGAATTGATATAGATGTATTCATCATAGATATTAGTTCCAGTTCCACTGTTAGCAACTAAATAGATAATACCTTTTTTACCAGTTGAAGGTAATGATTCGACAACTGAGTAATCGATTTGAGTTACTCCTGATACTGCAGATGCGATTTCTTTTGTTACATCAGCTGATTTAGCATAAGCAGATAAATCTACATTTACAGCTTTCGATGAATCAGGAGTTAAAGCTGTACCATTTACTTTTACACTTTCAATTTTGTTTACTTGTGCACCAGTAGCAACACCGTTTAATTTTGTTTTTTCTGCTGTTGTATAATCGTTTGTTGATAATCCTTTGCCAGCTTCTTGAGCTACAAATTTTCCTTCACCCCAAGTTTTAATTTTTCCTAATGCTTTCTTTAAAATTGAATCAGTTACAAAACTCATAATATATATCTCTCTTTCTATTTATTTTTTATTCAAATATTTCTTTCCACATATTGTCTAATTCATCATCAGACATTTCTGTGGCTGTTCCCTGCATATCTTTCCATGCAAAGTCATAATCGATATTGCTTGCTTTTTGCAATACTTGGTCTTTATTACCACCTGCTGGAAGAGTCGCAAGTTCTTTTTGTTGTAATTCTTGTTTTAAATTAATTAATTGTTCATACAGCAACTTCATGTTTGGATCCATTGGTTGTTGTTCCTTATCATCCTGATCATATTCGACATCTTCGATTTTCAATCTAAATGGTTCAAATGTCTTAGTAGAATTATCATCACTATTTCTGCCAATCAATGTACAGGTTAATACCCCTGCTGTTTGAGTAAGATTTTCTCCAATGATAAACAGATTTTGAAGTAATGGTATTTCAGTTACTTCATCGTCCATATCTACTTTCAAGTAGAAGTTCCAGCCATCAATGAATAGATTTTTGTTGGTGAATTTGACAGCTGTATTGTTGCTATCATACTTTCTTCCAGCATAGAAGATATTTCTAGTACATGAATGTGATTGATTTTCATTCAGATAGATTTCAATAATTCTCATATGTTAATCCTTGTAAAAGATTGCATCACTAAATGAATTGACTGTCCTAGCAATTCTATCGACACCTGAAATATTGATTCCATTCAAATGAACTCTGAACAATTCAATTTGACGTAAAGCACCACCGTTTTCAAGATCATCTTTTGTTAATGACGGAACTGTTTCTTGTTCTCCAGGTGTACCTTGGATGACAACAATATCGTGTGATTCTCCGTTTTCGTCAATTTTAAATTGAGCAACGATACAATCGCAACGTTTCATGTTTTGAGTACCATTTTCAATTGGCACATCGCAATACATTCCTGGTTTGATTCTAAGAAAATGTCCTTGGTTGATAAGCAATCCATCAGCAATCCTTATTTTGTTGTTGCTGACAATAGAAGCTTCCATTTGATTGCCTTTTGTAAAAATACCATCAACTGAATATAGAGCATCGAACAAATATGCATCGATACTTGCAGATACTTCTTTTCCTGTCAATGTAATTGCCTCAACTGCATCACTTGAATTTGCCATCTAATCACCTACCTTGTAATCAATGTCACAGTCTGTATAGTCTTTTTCAAATGTACATTTAACGATTTTCTGCACAATAGGTTTTTGCATAGAAATACCTGTTATGTATTCTTTTGCTCCTACGATATCACCAATTTCAGGTGACAAATTATCAAACGTAATTTCTAAAGAGTTATCAGTCTGTGCTTCTTTTAATTTTGCTTTGGTTCCATCTATTAATTCTTGAATGCTTTCAACATTTGAATAGTCATATGTCATTGTATTCAGTTCACTTGGAATCATAGAGTCATCATCAATTTCACTCAATTCTAAATATTGATCATTGATTTTAAAGACATGAACAACCTGCCTTTCTTGCAAATCGCCTTTGCCTAATCCAATACAATGATTACATTGATTTATATCTTTTTTAGCGATAATCTGCAGATTGTAATCATTGTCGAATTGGAGTTTTTCGGAATAATTGATAATAGGCTCAACTGAAAGTTCAATCTGTCCATCTTTATTCCAAATAAGTTTAAGTTTGGCATTTGCATCATTTAGCATTGTTTCAAATGCTTGTAGTGTGTTGTAATAACGTGCCTGATAATTAATGGTTATTCCACTATCTTCTTGTGAAACAACAAAAAAATCAGCCAGTTTCTTTTTTAAACTTACTGATTTAGATTTATTTTCAATATAATTGAAAAAATCAGTTGACGAATTGATATATTCTCGAATGCATTCGTTTGCTTCACCTATGAATTCATAGTATTCATCAGTTCTTTTTTTAGGCTGAATGATATCATTTGCTAGCAATTTTCTTGGGCATATACCACCTATTTTTACTTCTTCAGCCTCAGTATCTATTTCGATACTTTTTACTATCCCACCAAATTCGGTACCGACACAATAAAACTTACTGTCATATGTCAATTTGCGGTCCCAGCTGTCCGTTGAAACAGTTATTTCAAAGTCATTTTTGGCTTTGTCATATGTTCCAATTTCCAAGTCCAGGCTGCAGTTTAACAATGGTCCTTGTTCGATTCCGTTAGGATCCGTGTAGATGAACTCCATCATCATTCATCACTCTCCCATTTTGGTTCGCTTCTTGCATCGTAGACAACGATATCAAACGAAAAGGAGTTGTTCCAAACGACAATATTTGTACCAGGTGGGATGGGAACATACAATCTGTTGTCTTTGTTCCTGTCATTGAAAACGTTTATTTCATCACCATGTGCCGTAATTTTTACAGCTTTCTTTTTCATGGTGTCGATTTCAAGCCTTTCATTTGCTTCAAGCGTCGTATTGATTTGATAAAGATTGTCTCCTATTTTAATGGCTGGGTCTTGTGCCGGACCGTAGATTCTTAACAGAACATCATTTTCAACGACTCCAATATTTCTAACCGTCATCTGTCCTTCACTTGCACCATACACGTAAGGGTATTTATAGGAATACTTCTTTGTTCCTGTTTTTCTGCCTTCACCTGTGCTGTAAAAATGATAGGTATCTTCCTTGATCCATTTGGTTGAATCAGTTACCAGAGTTAAATCTACCTTTGCGTATGGAAGGATATATGACTTCATGTCTTTTTGGTTTTTAAAGATATTGCACTCTATATAGTAGTCATTATAGAAGAGTTTTCCTTTAACATTGCTTACGTTATCTACATCAAATATCTCAACGAGTCTATTTAGAGCACTGTAGAAGTCTTTTTGATTTTGGCTAAAGATATCTACACTAAGCTTTTTCGTTTCGACATCACGATAAAAGCGTGTGACCCTTCTATTTTCAGTTTCATATGACCACTCAAAGTTAAAAAAGTCAGTTTCTTCAATATGATAAGGAGCACTTAACAAATCTATTTGCTCATTATTTGAATTGACATAATATACTTTCATAAATGCTCCTTTCTAAATAATTCTGGCAAATTCACGCTTGTCTACTTTGAAAGACATTCCACTGTTTTTAATTGCTTTAGCAGTTGAATTTCCCATCTTATCATAATCTATTTTTAATTCATTTGTGACATTGCTTTCAAATGCTGTTTGTCTTGCAATATCAAGATTTGTTTTCAGTTCGATATCATCCAAATTGAAGTTCATGATACCATTCAAGTCACTTGTCATTTTTTCAAGTTCTTTGTTCATGGATTTTTGAGCTTTTGGCATGGCCACTTCAAACCCCACAGCAATACCTGGTGGTAAGAATTTACCAATGGCATCTCTCATTACTCTTGATGGCGAATTAATTCCAAGTGCACCTTTGAAGCCGTCTATAACACCTTTTGCAAAATCTCCAATTTTTCCAAGCAACCAGTCTTTTGCATTTTTGATACCGTTCCAAATGCCCTCAACGATATATTTACCAATATCGGCCATCTTTCCTGGTAATCCTGAAAGAGTATTGACAATTCCATCCCATAGTGATTTGGCTGCTTCAATACCTTTTGAACCCATCTTGACAACGAACTCAGCAACCTTTCCAATAGCATTTGACAATACGCTCCAAATTTGCCCAGGTAATCCTGTAACAAAACTGATGATGCTTGATACAAAGTTTGACCCCGCTTCATATCCTTTGGAAATCAAATTCAAAGCAAACTCAGCTACTTTTCCTATGATATCAGTTATATACGTCCATATTTGGCCAGGTAATTGAGAAATCCAAGAAATAAAACCTGTTACGAAATTTGGAACATCAACCGTTACAAATTCAACAAATTTCATTCCTAAGCTAACGATAAAACCAATTATCGAACCAATCGCATAGCCAATGTTGTATGGCAACTGATTGAAAAATTCGATTGCTGAGCTAATAAATCCTGTTAATATTTCAATGAAACTGTCAAATGCTTGCGGTATCGTTTCAGTAAAAAATGATGCAATTGATTCTCCAAGCCCAGAAAAAAATTCAACAATCGTTTGACCGATATTGCTGAAAGTCTCTACAAGCGTGTCAATTGCACCTGGTATCGATTCAGTAAAGAATGAGACGATTGTATCTATCACAGGCCCGCATGTTGATGTTATAGAATTCCATAGATTTATCCAGAACGACCTGAAACCATCGCTTGTATTCCATAAATAAATGAATCCAGCTACCAAGGCAGCAATAGCTGCTACAATTAGGCCGATTGGATTAAACGTCATTTCGCCATTTAATAGTTTCTGCGCTAATGCTAATCCCTTAGTTACTCCTTCGGTGAGAAGAACTATTCCTTTGTAAGTAGCAAGTGCTGTTGCTACAGTAAGAATAACAGCTGATAATGGTGTAAAGTTATCAAGTGCAACTCCTGCTACATCATAGAATAAATCTCCTAAAGGCTGAAGCTGGTCTTTGACCTTTCTAACTTTTGATTCCAATTCTTGCATTGGAGTCGTTGTTTCATCAGAAAAAGCTTCTCCTTTTCCTTTTACATCATCAAATGTAGTACCAACACTATTTAACGCTTTTGCAAATGTAAGGTTAGCATCTTCTCCCATCGTTCCGAAAGCAGTAGCTGACATTGTCAATGCTTTTTGTTGATCATCACATTTAGTAATGTCACTTACGATACTGTCGATAACATCCTTTTGAGTGGCTTTTCCATCCTGCCATGCTTTGAATGTCTTTTGTGTTTCGCTTGAAAATGAACCTAGAGCACCCTCAATAGTTCCATCAGCTAAACGAGTAGTTACTTCATTGATGGCATCATTTACCTTATCGAGATTATATGCTCCACTATCGGAGCCATTTTTCAATAATTGGAAATATTCACTTGCTGAATATCCCGCTTGAGAGAACTTTCCTGAATACTCTGAAATGTTATCTCCTAGTTCATCAGTCCAGTCCAACCCTTCTTGAGTTCCTGCGACAATATAGTCCATTGCTTCTTGTGCAGTTAACCCAAAGTTTTTCATCAATCCTTTGACACCACGCAATGTTTCATTCATATCTACATCAAATGTATCTTCAAGAATGATTGCTTGTTGTGTAATAGCGTTTAGAGTTCCGTCATCCATTTCACCAAGATTTCGCTTGATTCTTACAACGGCTTCGGCCACTCGGTCCATACTTTCACCAAGTCCAGCCTCATAAACATCCTTGATGACCTGTGCAGTCTGTCTCGCTTGGTCATCCGTTTCTCCTAGAGCGCCTTTGACACGTGCAACTGAATCTTCAAAATCAGCATAGACTTCTTTTCCAATTTCAGTTCCTTGTTTAATTGCTTCTCCTATGGCTAGATATCCTGCAATCTTCGCACCGAATGATTTGACTTTGTCTTCCATTTCTTGAAGCGCTTCTTCAAAACCATCGGTGTCAGGAGGGTCTATTTTAGGTGGCTTGATATTTTCATTTGAAAAATCATCCGCTTTTTTCTTAACGTTATCTAATTTAGATGATGCTTTATCTTCAACATCAACTTTACCATCAACATCTATAGCTTTTTCAACCGCAGACGCTTCTGATTTTACTGTCTGGGCACTCTTTTCAAAATTGGAAGTGTCCATTTTTGCACTACCTTCAACTTTTGCGTTGTCAGTAGCTTCTTTTGAAAAGCTTTCGACCTCATTTGATGCTTCATCAAGCTTCTTTTCCAATTTTTTAGTATCAGCATCAACGTTTGGCTTAGCTTCTTTTTGTGATACATCTTTAGCAAATTTATCTACTTTTTTATCAGCTGTATTGAGTTTCTTATCAACGCTTTTATCATTGATTTCTAAATCAATAACAACTTTACCATCTGCCATCATACCACCTGCCTTTAATTTATTCTTTTGGAATTCCTAACGATTCAAATAATTCTGCTTCGATTTCTTCCTGAGTTCTTTGGAATGGGTCTCCCTGTTCTTGAATGGCATAATAATCTTGAAGTTCTTTCATTCTCGCGCGTTCCTTCTTGTCTTTGATTTTTGATAGATCCGCAGTTCTATATCCAACGACCTGAACGAACTTGGTGTCGTCATTCAATCCATTAAGTAATGCTTTGAATTCCCACCAGTGCATATTGGTTCTCAATAGATTTATGCCATACTGCTGCATGAACGCAGCAAAGATGAGGTCCATATCATAATCAAAAAGAAACCCAACTTTTTTATTAGGTTTCTTCTCAGGTTTATCCGGTTTATTACATTTGTAGAAATCAAGAATTCCTTTCAGCAATTCTAATGAATCAACATTTTCTATGTACAATTCATAGTTTGGAATCACCAAATCAAACAGCATAGGAATTTTATAATTTTCATCAATATACTTGTCAGAAACGATACAAGAGAATTGAATCCACGTTCTAAAATCAGTTCTTATTTCTATTTCTTGATTTTCTATTCTTATTGTTTTTTGAAGATCTCTTTTGTCTAGAATTAACATAATCTTTTAACCCGTATTTGTTTTTTGTGTAATCCATTTGCTTTTGAAGGTTTCCAAATTCCTTTGTAAGTGAGTTTAAACTGTCAAGCTCATTTTTGATTCTGTCTTGCTTTTCTTTTTGACGTTCAGTCGTAGCATGTTCATCAAACTTGGCTTGGATTTCTTCCGCAAGAGCTAGGATTACATAGTAAGGCTTTAAATCATCCTTATCAAAAAGATAATCGTATGATCCTTTTCCTAGCAATTCATCAATGACGACTTGACAGTCTTCAATAAAGGTATCGTCAATTGTACGATTGCCTCTGTATTTTTTGATGAACTTGTCAATCAGCAAATGATTATCGATATTGTCAGCATCGATACTGAAAATACGATCTTTAATTTTTACATCGAATAAATTCTCTTGAATCTTGATTTCTAACATAGTAACAATCCCTTTCCTATTTGATTTCTATTTGTTTGCTGGTGTTGATGACGCACCTGATTGAGGTGAAGCAGCTGTAAATTTACCAGTTGTGTAGTCATATTCACCTGCAGTAAATTCACCAGTGGCCACATTGTATTGGCCATGTTCGGAAGCACCTTTTTGAGCAAAAGTTCCTTCCAATGCAATTTTCCCTCCACCTTCACCAGAACCAGGATTAGATGGTTGAATTTCATATTGTCTGTGATGTGCTGCAAAACATCCAGTTGAACCTTCAACAGGTGCCCATGTTTCAATTTCATATTCATCAAACATGGAACCAATAATTTCTTTTTTACCAACTTCATAGATATGACGAACAAACTCATTGCCAGGAATCAATTCACCTGAATATGAAACCGATGGTGTGTATGCCATCATGTTTGAGTGAGAAGTCTTTTCATTGATATATTGTCCGTCATCTGTTGAAGGATCTACAGCTTGTGTCCAATCCGTTAAACCAGTACCAGCCAATACAGGCTTTGATACACCATCGAATTTGACATAGTGTAGGTTTTCATGACGGTTTACTACAGTATTTCTTAATGTTTGTGCCATTATTCAAAAGCTCCTTTCTTGTAGTAAGTTAATTGATAAAGTGCTGAAAAATTAGCAATGCCATTGTCATAGGTTTCAACACCAGGATTGGCAATCATTTCTAATTTCTGTGGAACTATATCATCAGGAAAAACAATGTTTTCAAATTTATTCATTGTTTCCATTTCAAATTGGTTTGCTAAATCATCTAGAACATCCGTAATTTTCTTGACACTCTTTTCAGTTTTAGCACCTGATTGAAAGTTAATATAAAAAGGCAATACAGCAGTATAGCCTCCTATAATGTTTTCATTTATTTTTTCAGCACGATTAGATATTCTTTGAACCATGATTTGGTCATCCTTGCTGGAAGTAAAGAAATCTAATTTCCACATATTTTTTTGTACATTTTGAATATCCAACTTCTTGCAAAAGTCATAGATACAATCCAATACCCTGTTGTATTCTTCATATGTCAGTTTTTTATTTGATTTATTTTCCATTTCTAAACACGTCCTCTACACTTTTGATCCATTTCTTGATGTTTGCTTTCTTTGATTTTTCAAACCATTTGGCCGTTGCCTTTGGATGACGTGACTTGTCAAAGTTCATCCCTGTACCTTTATACACATGTTGCGCATAATCAGTATCGTAAATGACTTGTTTTTTCTCTTTGGCATTATCTCCAATATCAGGCGTTTCTCTCAAATGCGTATGATGTAGATTGGAAAAAGGAACGTAAGGATCAGTATCTCTTATTACAGAATTTTTAAGAGTCTGATAGGCTTTTTCCTTAGTTCCTTCTAAATCTTTTTTCACTTGAGAAAAGTCAACATCAACAAAAATTTTCAAGAAGCATACACCTCAATAAACTGGATTTCTTTCGTTCCTGGTGGGCGATAACAGGCATATTTATTGATTGAATAGACATTGGTTGTCTTTTTTAATTCATCATAGTCCGTTTCTTTTACCACATCCAAGACAAAATAATCTTCATTCCCAATCGTAAAAGTATTCTTTTTTGACCTGTAACCGTGTTGATCAACAAATATCAGCCCACCACAGTCACTCAAATCAATCGTTAAAAGAACACTGTCCGCATCAGAAATACCCTTGTTTGATTGTGTAATGCCATAGTTTTCATCAAATCCAACGTTTTCAAGAACATATGGAATAAAAGTATCTTCATCAACTTTATGAATCAAAGTAACAGTAAAAGGCCTTAAAATACGAGGAGAGCTAATCATATCGTTTGGCCACCCTGCACATAAGACCTTTTCTTCTCAATTCACTTTTAATCATATAAGCTGAAACGGATGAAAAAGGAACACCATTGAATTTGTTGCCCCTATCGCCATAGCTATAATTAAATCCGTCTTTCGATACACTTTGTAAATCTAAATCGCTTGTGCCATTTAGAGCGTTCAAACCACCATTTGCTTGAAGATAATCGATTTGATAGCATACTGCTCGTTTAAGCTCCAAACAGTAATAATCGATATTTTTCTCTAATGCCCATGGTGCAATGAATTGTTCAGCGTAACCCTTGACTAAATCAATTACAGGTTCAACAAGGTCCTCAAATTCAGGCTGACATATTTTTCCTTTGAATGTATCTACGTAATATTCATAAGAAACATTCATACTATTCTTCTGCTGTATCTTTCTTAGCTTTAGATGCTTTTGCTGGAGTTTTAGCATTTGCTTCTAATCCTTCAACTTTTGTTGTTAAATCAGCGTTTTGTGCTTCTAATTCAACGATTCTTGTATCTTTTTCTTTAATTTGTGCTTTTAAAGATGAATATTCTCTTTTAAAATCCGCTAAAGAAACTGGATCACCTTTTTTAATGACTTCACCAGATTCTTCATCAATATGATCATAACCACGAGCAACATAGTCATCAACTCTATGTGGCTCGATTGTAAGGATTCTATTTCCTTTTCTTACTTGTGACATAGATCATCCTCCTCTTTTTTTATTTTTCAACAGCAAATTGAATAGCTTTTACTTTTCTTGCTAAAACAAATACATCTTCATGAGATTCTTCATAATAGACCCATTTTCCTTCGGACATTGCAGATGGTTCATCTAATTTAGCAAATTCATAATTAACAGGTGTAATGACTGCTAATGGATGAATTAAGCACATTCTAATTTGTTTTGCTGATGCACCAGCTTTAAATCCTAGTGTAAAGTCATAAACAGTTTTCATGTATTTTGATGGAACAGGTACGATTTTTACTAAGTCTAAGTTAGCAATAGTTCTGTTTAATTTATTTTCTGCATCACCAATAATAACTGTTCTAGCAATTTCTTTTGCTCTTTTTAATTTTGCATTTTCAGTTGGTGTAATATATAAGATTCTACCTGTTGGAGGCGTACCGTCTTCATCCATTTCAAGCATCATTTTATCGAATACTTCTAGGATGTTATCCACAGTAATATCATCATTAATTGGTGTTTGGCTTAATTGTTGATATTCAGCGTAGATTTTTGAAATACAATATACATCCATTTCAGGAAATTTTTGTTCTTGGTTGAATACTTCAGTGATGTTACCAATTGAAGCAACCATATTTGTTTGGTCGATATCTTGTGGATGTACCAATGTAGACCATTTTCTTTCATTTTGTAAAGTTAATGGAGTCCATTTATTGTTGTAGTTTCTAGATGCAGTAGCAATTGTATCTCTGTTAGAATCTACACGTCCTGTTGTTTCTAATGTTGGGATTTCAATTGTTCTTGCATTGACCCATCTATATTTTTGGTTATTTGGAGTATTGAATAAATCTCCGAAATAAAGCGCATAAGGCCAAGCTTGTTCTAACGCTTGTTGATATGCATGTGCATAGTTTACTGCTGCCATATTTAATTTCCTCCTGATCTGTTATTCTTTTGGCATTGCTCTGACACCTGCAAAATGGAAACCAAATGCATTCGCATTGTTTTCTCCTCCAGGTGCTCCTTTAGAAGCAGTACCTTTTGTAAATGTTGGTAATGAAGGTTCATCTTTAGTTTTTTCAACAACGAATGCTCCTGCATCCGATTCTTTTAAACCATTGATATATTCATCCGCTCCAATGAATTTGCCGTCTTTTAATTCAAAATTTTGTTCCTTGAATTGAGAAATGATTCCACGTTTGGCACTTTCAGAAGTAAAGTTCATTCCTGCAAAGTATGAGTTAGTAGCAAAGTCTCTTTCTTGTTGAGTCAATTTGTGGTTCAATTCTGCAGTTTCATCTTTATATTTCTTTTCCCATTCAGCAGCTGAATTCTTGATGCCTTCAATATCCATATCCTTGTATGATTTGATTTGCTTATTTGCATCATTCAAGGAGTTTTGAGCTGATTCATATTTTGTGTTCAATGTTTCTAGCTCTTTTGTTTTTGATTCGACTTCTTTGCGGTATTTTTCAATGTCATTACCGTTTTCAGTCATGATTTGATTAACTTGTTCATCTGTTAATCCTAAATTCTTCAAAAATTCTCTTTTCATAAGATCCTTTCATTCACTACGCTTTAGTACGCTGGTTGCATCAGCCTGTGTGGTTGCAGTTTTACGAGTTGCCCACCTCAAAAATTTTGTTTTATTCATGTCTTGCTATGTTGTTTTCAGTTTTTGGGTACAAAAAAAGGAAATATCAGCTTCTATTGCCGTATTTCCTTTTATTCCTTTCTAGTGCTTTTGTTTTTGGCTTAGGTGGCGGTACATAGCAATCGTATTTTTCGTGACGAATACGTCCGCAAATCATACACATATACTGTATCTTCTTAACAATAACGTGTCTTTTCTTATCGAAGTATTGAATGGTGTGATATTCAAATTCTTGATGATGATGTGGTCTTAATCCTTCAGCCATTGAAAAACACCTCCTTTCTTCCAAAATTGCGTATAGAAAAAGCGAGTCTTTTAAACTCGCTTTATATTCATATTTAATTTTTAATCTAATACCATTGATAATTGACTATTGTATTCTTTGATTTTCAAGCTTGTATTGACTTCAGGAGACCACGATTCCAAATAATTTTTAGCATTTTCATAATCGGTCTTTAGTGTATCTCGATATGAGCCTAATTTGAAATAGTTCTTGTAATCTCTCCAGATGTTACTGAAAATCTTTCTGCTCATTAGTTGATAAGCTCTTGAATCAATACCGCCCAATGTTCTAATTGCTGTTGTTTTAGCAACTTTTTCAAGCGTATGTTGTTGAGAACTGTCAATCGTTGTTGATTTTTCTAAATCAGATACCTTTTCCTCAAGAACATCAACTCTTTGAGCTGTCTCTTCTTGAACCTTAACACTCAAGAACAAGATTTCTCTATCAGTTTTTGGAAGTTTGATTTTTTGTTCCATTTCTTCAAAACGATTAACATATTTAGCGGTAAAGATTACACCTTTTTCTCCAGTTAACTTGTTTGCTACCATTTCACAACCTTTCTTGGTTAGGAGATAGCATTCATAAGTTTTGTTGTTATTTTCAACTTTATAAGTGCTTGGAATAAAGAAATCCTGAGGGCGCAATTTTGCGCTTTCTAAAATTTGTTGATAATTACGGACTTTTTTCAATAAGTCCTTATGTTGAATACCAACCATTTCAGCAACTTCTCTACTGTCTATTGTTTCAATTGCTGATGTGTTAATCAATTCATTATCCATTAGCTCTTCCATATTGACAACCTCCTTTGTTAATTGTTTTTTGAATGTTTCTTGTTAAATCATTGCATTTATAAATGTTTGATCTAATATCTTCTTCTAACGTTTCTAATTGACATTGGATGATTGCCATAACATTTGCAACATCTTGTTTGATATCATTTCCATGGTCACATGCATCACATGTAACAATGACCATTGAATTAATTCTTTCTAAATCATTCAATTTGTCATCTAAATCACTAATTATACTAATGATTTCATCTAATTCTTCTAACATAACTTTTACCTCTTTCTTTTGAAATTTGAGTTTAGAGGTATTTAGTGCTATAATCTAAACGCCTCTTCATTGTGGGTATGGAACGTTAACTTTCTCAGGGTTAGGACGTTCCATTTTTTATTCAATTCCTAAAAATTGATTAATCGCTTTTCTAACGACACCGGCTCTAGTTTCATTGTTTGCTTTACAATATTCATCTAAAGACTTTATAGTCTTATCATCAACTCGAACCTTTATATCATTGCTTTTTGGATTATCAATCTTAGGTCGTCCAGTTCTTGGACTCATCCTTTCGCTCCTTTCTTATTGAGTTCCACAAACTCATTGTATTAAACGGAACTCATAAAGTCAAGAGATATTTAAAAATTCATAGCACAATACCTCTTTCTTTTTGATTGAATTTCTAGGCAAATAATGTTAAAATGCTTTTGCCTAGATGGTTTAATAGAGAGGATTGTTTTAGTCGACATCTCTCTATTTTTTTATACCTAAATCTCTTTTTATCAATGTGGTTATATAGCCTTTTATGGTTTGACCATTTTCGGTTGCACGAATTTTTATTTGCTTATGTAACTCTTCATCGATTTTAAGTATTAAGTTTTTCATAGCTGTCCCTCCTTTCAAAATATATATTATCAAAATAAATATATAGTGTAAAGTATAAATATATAATTTAAACATATTAAATGACATTTATTTAAAAAGTATATATAATATACACAAGGAGGGTTTAATATATGGATAATTCAATAATATCAAAAAATATCAAAACCATTCGTCGTGATAAAATGATGACCCAAAAAGAATTTGGTAAATTAATTGGAGTAACTCAAGCTACATTGTCTACCTACGAGCAAGGCCTTAAAATGCCTAATACTGATACACTGTACAATATCGCCGAAAAATGTGATATATCTATGGATTGGTTATGTGGTAGAACCAATCTAAAAAATATTGAAAATTTTGATTCGTATAGTGATGTATTCAAAACTATTGTTAAACTATGTAAAAGTGTCAAATTTTCAATAATCGAAGATTCTAATAATGTTTACAAAAACGATGTATCACAGCACTATCTTGAACCAGGAAATACGATTGTTAATGATTTTCTAAATCGCTGGCGTAAAGTTAAAGAAATTTACGATGACAAAACCATAGATGAAGAAACTTACGATACTGTTGTAAATTCGCTTATTGAACGATATAAAGATATTGAAATCATTTACGATGATGACAAGCTCTAACTCAAATGAGTAGGAGCTTTTTTATTTTTTTATATCATTTCATACTCTTTCATATCTTTTCATCCAAAATAAAAAGCCACTGTGATGTGGCTTATAAACTATACTAATTGTTTTTCTCTTTCAACTTTTACATGCTCTTTTTCATATTCAGGTGAAATGAATTTTTTTGTTGAGACAATATACTGTAATAATCCATCTTTATTGGTTGAAAAATTAACAAAACCATATTTTTCATAATATTTTTTTAGGCATTCTTTATTTTCACATTCAACATAAACTGAAACACTAGGAACAAGAATATCAATTTTTCTAACATAATCTATAATCAAACTCATTAATATTTCACCAGTAATATACTGATCATTTCCATCCTGATAATTTTTAGCTAATTGACCTATCAGTATGGTATTTACAGGATTGCCAACAGCATATGTAGTTCCAAATGCCGTTTTTCTAAAACTATTGGTCATTTCTTTTGAGATAGAGATAGACTTTGTTGTTATGGAATATATAGCACATATTCCATATGATGTTTGTGAATCCTCCGCCACAACCAAATATGTACGAGCCATTCCCGCTCTTTCAAAAGGTATTGCTTTTTGATGTACAAATTCTTCCACATCATTATTTAAAGGACAAGAAAATTTGGAAAGGAGTTCAAATGCTTTCTTCTTTCCAAATTCATCTATTAAAACTTTTAGTGATATAGTTCTATAATTCAAGATTAAACCTCTATTTGATATTCAAAAGTCTCATAATTTCTTCTCTACTAGTAACATTCTTATGTCCTTCAACTTTTGCAATACGTACCTTTTTTTTGCTATTCATGATATTACGAAACTTAGAGGCGTTATTGTTGTTAAGAACAAATGTATCACTTGTAAAACTCTTTGTTGCCATAATACCAACCTCCTCTTCTCAAAGGTATTATAGCACAGCTTTTAATAAATTTGACACAATATATGTTAAAATTTTATTCAAAAAAGCTATTTATATACCGTTTTATATTACTTTATATTGTTTTGATAACATTCAAAAATAGACACTCTCAATCTCTTTCAATATAATTAAGTTATCGAAGTCTAATTACTGGAGGTGAAAAAATGACAACAACTGATATTATTGAAATTATTGGAATAATTGCATCTACATCAGTAAGTATTGTTGCGATTGTTATTTCAGTAATGACTTTAAAGCAAAATAATAAAATGATTGAAGAATCAACTAGGCCCTATGTTGTAGTTTGTGGTAAAACTGCGAACTACCAAGATCCAAGGTTTTATTTAATAATTAAAAACTATGGATCAAGTGGAGCTATAATAACCAAATTTATCTGTGACCATGATTTAACTGAATTTTCATATAGAAAAGAAATTACACCTTTCAAAAATATTTGTGGCACATTTATAGCTCCTGGGCAATCATTCATAACTAATCTAAAAGTACCGGAATTATTTCACGAAGAGACAACTCTTTGCTTTCAAATTGAATATAAAACCAAACATAGAACTTATTGTGAAAATATAGATATTGCTTTAAAACCTTTTACAGAACTAATACAAACACGTGCTGCAACAAAAGATAAAGAATTAAAAATCATATCCTATACTTTACAAGATCTTGTTGAAAAACACTTATAAACAAATCTTTTTGTTTTTAATTTGTGTTTTGATTTCTTCAAGAATAAAATCATTGACTTCGAAATTAAGTGCTTCTTCTGGAAGCTCTTTTTTTATTATTTCAAAATAAGCTTTTTTAATTTTTTCAATTGTTGAAGAATCAACATGAACACCATTACTAAATGTATATACTGTATTCATTTTATTCTCTTCCTCTACTCTTCTACATGTTTAATTGAGTATCTAACACAACATTCATGTTCGATACAGCATCCTCGATACTTTTCCCAATCCTTGCAAAAATAGGCAATGTCCGCTTGACCTAATAATTTTATGGATTCCCCTAAATACCAAAGAGGAGTTTTAGGTTCGCTATCAAAGAATGAATCAATCACTTCAATTTCTTTATCAGGAAATAATTCTTTTACATTGCATAAAACTCTTTCTCTTTCATCTAGGATTTCTTTATCTGTTTTTCCTGCCATTGGTTGGCTAATGAATAATTTCATTTATGCACCCTCCTATTCAAAAAATACCCAGTCATCCGCTAACATATCTGTTTGTGATGGTGCCCAAGGTACAATATTTTTCTTTGCATCTAGATTATCAGTTTGTAAATTAGATGAATCTATACAAACAAAAGGATTTGTTGTTGCATCTGTTTCACATAAATGAATAAAAATTCCTTTACCATTCCAACCTTTTCTAGCAAGATTCATTCCTCTTTTTAGATATTTGATAGCTTCATCAAAACCAAAAGTAGCTTCTCCACCTAATTCAGGACAATTTTCTTCATCAGCAAGAATCCATCCATCATCAAGAATATTAGATAACGTATAAATAACTCTTTCAGTTTCTCTAATATCCATTTCTTTGCCTTCTTTGGTATGCATGATTACTGTTTTCTTTTCATCATCCCAATACCAATATCCACCCCAACTTGGAAGCTTAATTTTTTCTCCGTTATACATAAGTTTTAACGCTCTTTTAAATTTCATATTTTTATTCTCCTAACTTGATACATCTATTTTCAATTTTCTTATAAGCATCTAAATAAAGTTCTTTCTTATCTCCATTATACGTACATTCGTAATACATTCCGTCCGGAAGAGATGTTGATGCTAATGCTTTACTATTTTGTAACGCTTTGCAACTCCAAACAGCATAAACATCAAAATCAACTTTGCCATCCGTTTTATCAAGATGTTCTTCTGTGTACTCTCTGACTACTTTTTTACATAAATCTAAAAATTCATCTGAACCCATTTGTTTTCTCCTTTTTTACTAAAATATTTCTAAAACAAAAGCAATAACCATAATTAAGCTGAAAATAAAAAGTGGGATAAGAATTTTCCATAACCCACAAATGAATAGATCAATAAGTTTTAAAGCAATTAAAAGAATGAACAATACTTTGATTACAGTTTTCATATGTTCCTCCTTAAATTTGAGCAAAATAAAAACCGACTATTTTTTGTCGGCTTTTTTTGGCTTGTAATATTTAGACCAAGTAGGAATGTTCCCCGGTCCTCCATCTAACTTTTCATCTTCCTCCCATTGTTTTAGTTCCTCTTCAGTCATTGTATCCTCCGTATCGACTACAATTTCAATAACATGTGTGTGTTTTTCACTTTCTTTTTTTGATTTCATTGAACAATCCGCCTTTCTTAAAGAAGTCATACAGTTCTTTATCTTTATCATATAACAATTGAGGATTGCTTACAAATGTTTCATATCCTACGCTTACATATTCTTCTAAATCGGTATAATCAATAGGATCAATCTTTATTCGTTCTCCTTTTTTCAAATTCTTATATTTTTCTGTAACATTTATATATGTTCTTCCTTGATAATTACGAATAAATCTATCTGAGTCCAGGTAGAGAAAATATTCATCATTTTTCTTTACAATTTTATATTTAGCTTCAGCGACAACATTTTTCATGATTGAAGCTAGCTCTTCGCTTTTATATAAATTATTTTTATCAACTAGCGCATGACCTACTTCATGTGCTAAGGTACCTGACTTTAATTGCTCTTGGATAACGAAAATAGTATTCATTTCACCATCATATGCTGTTTCTGTATTAGACTGTTTAATTTGAATTTTCTTGTTTACCAAGAATTTTGTTGCTTCTTCATGCATGATTTTAATTTCTTTTTTTATTCCTTCTTTAAAATCATCATTATCGCTTTCAATAGTTACTTTTTTCATCATTTTTTCAACAAATTCATCTGAATTGGTAATCATTTTTATTTTAGGCTTATCTTCCTTTTTAGGCTTAAAATTGAACGGTAGCCATTCGTCATCATTGTATAATTTATTACTTTTTTTGCTTGATAACTTACCGTTAGTAACAATCTTTTCTCTTGGATAAGCCTTTTTAAGAATGTTATCAACACCATGTTCTTTCTTGAATTGGATATTGCTTTCTTTAATGAATTGAGAACGTTTATCTTGCCATTCTCTAATCTTTTTAGCTTCTTTGGTGGAATCTACACCACATTCATCAAGAATATTCTTTCTTTTCTTCCAAGAACGAATCTGACGCTCATAATATCTTTGCTTTTGTTCTAGCTCGTATTGATCATCATTCCTGTTCTTGTCAAATTCTTCGGTATCGACCAGATTGTTCTTATACTCATAATCAGTAACTTCATAAAAAGAATGTCTACAGTTTGCTCCACCTAGACCATCAACACGGCCATATCCCGTTGCCTTTTTAAAGTTCTGTAGACCTTTTACAGGAGTGTGAAGATAAAACAACTTACCTTGCCATTCCTGATGGGATGGTCGAGCACCGCCATGACTTGAAGTCTTTACAATGTTGATGCCCAATTCTTTGCAGTTTTCCATTTTAAACTTCAAAGACGTTTGATTGACACCACTTGTAACTGCTCTTTTAACTGCAGCATCCATTGAAGTTGTATGATCAGTATAACCAACTACTTCAATACCTTTTTGAGAAAGCTTTCTGATTGATGATTCAATGGCCTTATCAGCATTGTTTCCTGCAACAATTTTAGAGTATGCTTCATCACACGCTCTTATAAACTGCTTGTTGGTGCATTTTCTTGAAATGTTGCAAAGATTTTTGATTTCACCTTGAGTATCCTTGATACCTTTGTTTAAATTCTTGTTTGACCTGTTCAACATGTCTTTTTTAGAAGTTTGAGCATCAGTATCTTTCAATCTCGAAAAAATATTGCTGACTGTCATTGCTATTCCATTCTTGATAGCCGATTTTACTTTGTTTTGAGACGATTTCTTTACCTTTTGAAATTCAGTACCCGAATATTCAAAAAACTCTCTACAGGCTTTATTTTTCCATTTTGGATACTCTTCTTCGATATCTTCTAAAAATGCAAGGTTTCTTAAACACAAACCCATCCAAATTAAAAGAAGAGTTTCCAATGTGCTGAAGTCATTTGAGACATCATCACCCGACTCTTCTAAAAATTTATCAGTTAACATTTACATCCTCTTCTGCATCGTCATCTTCATCATCATATTCAATGCCTTCATCAGAATTTTCTGCAACTTCTCTTTTTGCTTCTTCTTCACTCATACCTTGCCATTTGACTTTGTATTTCCATTCAGGCATCAAACCAGCGTTGACTTCTTGAAGATCAATATTTCTTTGTTTTTCAGTATCAGTCAAAATACTGTCTCCCCAATCGGTCTCAACAACACATTCCATGGAATTGGATTTACCCATTCCAATAGCATAAACATTCATTGCATATGCTACATCTTCAAGTACAGTATTCAAATTGTCTTGAATTGCTGAAACAGTATCATATTTCCTTTGTTTGGATGATTTGATTTCTTCTGCAGTTTTATCGACTTGTTGTGGATCACTTAAATCTCCATACGATAAACCACATTCGAATTCGATTCTCTTTAGAATATCATTGAAACCTGCAGCGTAGTTGGCATCTCTTAATTGAGGTGCGTGTACTTTGATTAATTCATTGATATTAGTTGCTTGTCCTGAAGAATTATCGATATCGTATGTTCTGTACAATCTTTTCTTTCCTTCAGGAAGTTTTGGTTGATGGGTGTGTGGATCAATTTCAAATGCATCTCCAGAGGCTTCAACAGCCATTTCACCGCCAATAAATTCCCAAATGTATCTGCTGTATTGTTCTTCTGCATCTCTAATCAAATTAATTGCTTTGACATAGCAAGGAACCCCAAGAGGAGACATCTTATCAATCGTATTGATGACAGGTGTTTTGAAGTAAGAAAAAAGTGGCCTGTCAACGCCACCAATCTCAAAATGTTCCTCTAAATCTTTCCACTCTGGAATAGTATCCAATGGAATTTGATTGCCAAAATCAGTACAAAAGCTATAGTTTCCTTGAGAATAATCTCTTTTCATAAAAGCATAGTTTTCAAATGTATTTACTCCATTTTCATACTTTTGATATTCTAATCGAGTATATACGTTTTTGCCTTTGAAAATTTGTTCTACAAAAATACCTGCAGTAATTTTCTTTCTTCCGTTAAATGTAACAGGAAAAAACTTATCAGCATGTACAATATCAACAAATATTTGATTGTCACTTACATATGGTTTGAAAACAACGCCACCTTCACCTAAAGCCCATTGAAGATTTTCATTCATATCCTTAATAAACTCTTGATATTCCTGATTGACAAAATCATTCGATATAACTTTTGATATCAATTCTCTTGTTGATGTTTTAGAAAGCTCTTCACCAATTCCTTGAGCCAATGCCAATGATTTAACACCTTTTTCTTTGCTAAGCCAAGGCTGTTTGTTTTCTAAAATCTTATTCCATAAATCAATTGAATCGACCATATCGTTCGACATTGCAATATCGATATCGAAAAATTTATTTATATCTTTTGTTGCAAACATTCTATTCTTAATCCTTTCTAGAAATCTTTTTATTGCTGTAAACACTAACCATCCTCACCACCTTCATTCTTCTCTACATCAGGAAGATATCTTTTAATATATTTCCAGATGCCCATGATGTAATATCTTAATGCATCCATGCAGTGATCATCATCTTTTACTGGTTTTTCAACACCACTTTCAATACTTTTTTTATCGTAGCTGTAAATAACGATTTCATTCAAAAGCATTTCCTGACGTGTACTGAACAGTACTTTTTGAAACGCTATTGCTTTTTGGACTCTTGAAATCCCTAATTTGACATCATTTTGAGCACCTCTTATTTTTATAAACGGACAAGCTCTTTTGATTTCTTCAGCAAGTCCTCTTGCACTAGGGTCAATATAAAGACTTTGCGGATATTGGCCATATTCTTCCTTGATTTTTTCACACATCTTCTTGAACTTAAATGCATACTCACTAGGTGTCAGCTGTTTACCACTTTCACGCCCTGAATGATAAAATTCATCAAGTCCAAAAACAGTTTTCAACGTGGGATTGAGTCCCCAAAACTCAAATACTGTCGCATTCATTTGGCCATAATCACAAGATGCATCAATCCTTGTAATTCCGTTTATTTCATCATTTGTAAGATTTCTATCCAAAATATGTTTATCTTTATCAAACATGTAATAAATAATTTCATCCAATCCAATTGATATTCCTAGCCAAATCCAGTTGTACATTCTTTCATCAACTTTTTTCATTTCCATTGCTGATTGAATAAGTTTCTTTCCTAACCACTTAGCAGGAACATCTCTATAATCAACATGGATATGAATGCAGTCACTACGTTTTTCCATCTTTTTGACCCATTTAAAAATAGGTGCGTTAGGATTTTTAGGCGGGTTGAAATAATATTCCATGCAGAATTCATCATCATTACCACGTACGAATGTTGCTTCTATGTTGGATATTTCATCTTCTCCTTGGCCACGTTCAAAAAACTCAGTAAGTTCATCTAAAATAACAAGCTTGATAGGTTTTTCTTCATCAATGATCCCTTTTGTATCATCAATAGAATCGTTTCCTGTAAAATAAACCGAATTGCCATTTTTAAGATATGTAATCTTCATCGGATTCTTTGTTATCTTGAACTGTTTTTTCTTCAGACCTAGACGTTTGATTGCTCGTTTGAATTCATTGTAAACAGTCTTAGAAAGTTTATTGTGGAACTTTCGCATGACAATCACGGAGCATTCATCTTCACTTACAATCTTATAAATACCATGAATAGCAGCATAACTTGATTTTGTTCCAGCACGACCACTGTCCATAATTTTATGAACATGTGAAATATCGTTGAAACATGTCAAAAATTTTGGAATGACAATATCTGAAATACGAACCTGTTTTTTCTTAAATTGGTGCATCATTTATGATTTCAACTCCATCATCTTCTTGATCATTCGTATTCAATTGCTTTTTCAATACTTCAATCTTGAGTTTTTGTTCTTCAGTAGTGATATTCATGTGTTTTGATAACCAATCCAAAGCTTTCATTCTATCTGCTAACTTGATACTTGCTCCATTTCGACCCTGTTTGACTTCACTCAATATTGTTCCATCAGCAAATGCCGATTCTTTGAATTTAACCATATTGACAGTTTGCTTTAGAACTTCATCCTCGCCTGTATCAGGATTTTTAATAATTACTGGTACTTCCTCTCGGCCATATTCCAAATAATCATTCAAATCAGCAAAGGCAATATCAATATATTTTTGAACTATGTCATGTGGATCAAGAAGAGCATCTTCATACAATTCTTTTTTTAAACGATTTATTTCTTCTATTACTGCTGATTGCTTAGACCAACGAGAAGCCATCACACAAGCACTATTGTACGGAGTGTTTGGCTTTACTTTTTGATATGCTTTGACCTTGTTATGATATTTCAAATAATAAATGCAAAAGAGCTGATGTTCTTCATCCAGCTCACTTGTTTCTACTATTTCTTCAGCTATTTTTTTGCATTCTTTTTTGGTGTGCACACTTTTATTTTGGGGTGCACCCTTTTTCTTCTTTTTTGACCATTCATAACGGCGTGACCATGACTTGACAGTGTTGATTGTCGTACCATATTTTTTAGCAATTTCTTTTTGCTTCATGCCGTTTTTATAGTCTTCAAACGCTAACTCGTGTTTTTCCAAATCATGTCACCACCTCCATTTTTTTATTTATATAAACAACAGTTAAAACTGCGACGTTGTTCTTTGCAAAAGAAAAAAGCTCCCGTAAGGAACTTTTTTGCAAGGGGTTTAACCTATATGTCTGAACTGTGATTTTAAATTAAATGGGATTGTTTCATTTCTTTAAAAACCACAATAGCATAATAGCACGGAAATAAGGGTTCAATCTAGGTCCACTTTGGGTCCAATTAGGGCTCACTTTGGGTTCATTTTGGGTCCAAAATGGGTCCACTTTTAATAAAAAGTTATCACTTGTGATAAAAATGTTCTTATTTATGGCTTTTGATACTATTTCTAGAGATTCGAAACACTGCTTTTATTCGCTTTTCTGCACCACTCCCAAATAGACATTTTAAAACAAAATGTGATAAAATAAAAAAGCACATCCAAAGATGTGCAAAATATACTACGGAGGTACTAGCAACATGCTATTTACATCAAGCAAGAATATTAGCTTTGGTGTAAGGAAAGGAGCAAGTATTCATGGAATACCTAGTGATGCTCTTTTTAATCTTAGTAGCAACTAAAATGTTGTTGAACTAATCCCACACTTACTTAAAGCTAGTATTCGAAGTAGAAAAAGAGGAAGAATTGCCGTTCTTCCTTTTTTCTTTTAGCATGCTATTTTATTCCCATACTTACAAAAAGCATTGTAGCTATGTTGTTTTTACAATGATTTTGATACTTCCAAGCTACATAAATAATATAACACAAATAAGAAAAAAATGAAGATTTTTTAGGTGAATTAAGGTAAAGTTAGTTAAACTTAAGCGTATTTAGGTGTATTTATAGACATATATAGACTTTTAGAGATTATTTTGACGAATAAAAAAGAATGAAATTTCTATTCATTCTTGATACTTTTATAAAAAATATTATTCAATTTTTCGAGCGATGGGCGGTGTTCCATGTCAAGATATCTAGATAATTCTAAACATGCTTTTGGAAATTCTCTTTTGTAAGTTGATTTGCTGATACAAAATGATTCTTCCAATGTGTCAATCATTTCATTATATCCTCTTGAACATACATATGTTCTAATGATGTTTCTATGCCCTGCGTTGAGTAAATATACTAACGGCATAAATTTATCGAGTTCCTTATTAAAGAGCTCTAGACGTTTTGTTAGAAGCTCCCTGCGCAACATATTAGAAGTGATTTGTTCTCCTTTGGATTTTGAAAAGCCTCCAGGAGCTTCATCACTGTATTTAATTGATTGAGGGCTTGGAATGTCCTCAATTTCAAATGTTAAAGAGAATTTTTCAATATTTATTAGACGTAATTCTCTAAGATATTTTTTAACTTCATCAATGATCTTCTTTTCTTCATCTGTATATTTCATTCCTTGCCCTCCAAAATAATTAATTATTAATTTTTGTGATCTTGATAAATTGCATAAGCAATTATTCCTACCAATTCAGCAAGAATAGTTGCTGCAACTCCACACCAAAATGGGTTAATGTACATTATTTATCACCATCTTCTTTTATTTCTACATTGCCTTCTTCAAGGTATTTTCTTTGTATTCCAAGCTTTTCAATTGCCTTCAAATGCAATTCTTTATCAAAGTTGGTTGCACATGTTAAACGACCAATGACGTATTTGATTTCTTGTTCAGTCAACTGACAATCATTAAGTTTTTCAATCAATATATTCATTCCAACCACCTTTTCTTTTATGACTTTTGACTACACAACCAATACCATACACAAGACTTACGATTGTAAGAAAATAAAACATAAGTGTATTTCGATACGATTGATCAATAATCGTAGTGATTACATGAGCTATGATAACGACAGTATAAATCGCTAACAATTTTGTATTTTGTTTTAAGAGTTTTTCTTTTTGCTGACAGTATTCTCGAAGCAAACCATATAGATTGTTTATTGTTTTTTCTGCAGCTTCCACCCCGTTAATCAGCGATTCATTTTGTTCTTTTAAATTTTCACAGCGTTTTTCTATATCCTTTTCAGTTTCTGATTTAACCTGCATTATTTATCACCTACTCACTCGATTTAATATCAATAATCCCATTTTCAATAACTTCTTTTGCTGGAAAGAACTGAATGTCATAGGCATAAGGGTTTTCTTTCTTGGCTTCTGTTTGAATACAGGTGTATGTAACATCATTTGATAAATGAGCATAGAACAACTTGTACTTTCCTTTTCCAGTTTTGATTGTTACGTTTAAATCTCCATCTTCATCACTATCAAGGGAAATCTTTCCCTCAACGGTAAATAAAGGATCATTTGTTCTTGTGTTAAGAGCAACGACTTTTCTTGTGATTTTAAAATTGTTGGCATCTTCTCTAATATTATGATTAACTCTAGATGCTTTTGAGCATCCAGTTAAAACAAATACACTTGCTAATATGATTAATACTTTTTTCATTTATTTCCTCTCCTCTTGTCTTATCTCTACATTGTTATTATATTTAATGCATTTACCATTCTTATAAGCAATGCATGAATCTTTTAAACAATGATTTAAAATAACTGTTTTATTCGTTCCTCCCCCGCGTAAATACGATTCTCTTATTTCAAACCCGGTTAAATCTGGGCAATATTTAATCATTTATTTCCACCTCTTTTTTTGGAATATGATTTCTTTCTTGGAAAATTTCCACTTCTTCTTCAACTTGTTTTAATAAATTCTTTTCTCTTGCTAAATCTTTCTCATTAGCGTTTGGTCTAGTGATATAGTATTGCAACGCATGCTTTACTGTTTGTAACTTTCTATAGTACGTTCCCATTGTTTTTTATCTCCTTCCCATGGAATTTGAACTGGATAATATCTGTTTTCTTTAAACACCCTAGTTAGAACACCTGTATCGCAATAAAACGTTATCATTTTAGTTCCTTTGGCAAGAGCATCATCAGGATATAAATATGTATTTTCTACTCTTGTAAAAGTTGTAAAGAAATTATCCCAAACCCACATACCAGGAGTTAAATCTTCAAATTTAAGTGGTTGAGGATGCTTGACCTCATTCATCGCATCCTCATATCCTTTATCATATTGTCCTCTATCATAAATTAGAGCTTTTAGGAGTTCTTCTTTATCAACATTTATGCCGACTTTTTGTACAGCTTTAAATACTGCATTTTCAAAGTCCTCATTCATCTTTTGAAACACTTCTTTCATTACTATTTCTATTGGTGGCTTATACATTCCTCATACCTCCAAATCAATTCATCAATGGTTTCATCATCTTTGGCATCTTGAAAGTAGCCTCTCATCCTCATGCCAACAAGCATACCAATTTCATCAAAACAATCATCACCACAACCATCATCAGAGAATTCTTTTAATAGATCCAATTCAAATTTAGTCATTTTTCATCAACTCCTCTTTAATTTGTTCTTTGGTTTTTGGCACTTTATTTTTAGCCCAAGCGTATTGTTGTTTTAAGTGCATACACGTTATTTCATTTTCGTATGATAATCTCTTACACGCTTCATCAAGCGCTTTTTCTAACTTTTCAATCTCTTGCTTATCTTCTAAAAGATAGCCACAAGTAGTATCGATATCTTCATGCCTGATGTGTTTGATTGCATTATCATTAGACATTGTTTTCATATGTTGGAACATAGATATTAGTTGTTCTCTTGTTTTAGTCATTTTCAACCCTCCAATCTAGTGCTTGACTGCAACGAGGACAATAATTACCATGTATAGGAACGACTTTCTTACAATTAGGACAGTTACAAAATGAAACGTATTCTCCATTATAGAGAAGCTTTTGAGGTGTTGCTCTTTCTACTAATTCTTTAAAATCTTCCATAGAATTAACCATTTCATCATGTGATGGTTTATAATTATCTTCTCTTTCTTCACCGCACATTAAATGTAAAATTGTTTCAATTACATTAAACGCTTCTTCATATTTATTCATCATCTATTACCTCACAGTTTTCTAAAAGTTCTTGAATTTCAAATTGGTTTCCGCCCCACACAAATTTAAATAATTTTCCAAATGGTCCTTCTATATGAAATGCATTGCTTTTATATGTAGTGAACATTCCTGATAGATTGTGGTATGGCAGTTTTTTATCACATGCAACTAATCTTGGCGGTGCAAATTCTCCGCTGCTATCTTTTGCGATGTAGTTATATCCTTCAGTTTGAAGAAACACTAATAATTCATGTTCAAATTTTGTTAGTTCATATTTTTGTTTGTTTTCTTCCATGATTTTCCAACCTTTCTTTTTCTCTTTTAGCTTTTTGAATTTTCACTTTAAAAACTTCATCATCACTAACGTTAAACATAACTTTCAATTGATATAACATGATTTCCACATCTGCAATTTCTTCAACTAAATTAGCATAATACTCCGGTTCAGCTGGTCTATCTTCATATCGTAGCATCTTATTCACTGCTTGAATAAGTTCAGCACATTCTTCCATAACTTGTCTTGATTGTGCTTCTTTTCCATAAATTTCAATGGATTGTTTAAAAATTTGTTCTTTAATTCCCATATTCTTATACTCTTAACCTTTCTTAACGCTTTAATCTGTATAAACACAAATAGTGTTTCCTTCCACTCGATAGCCAAAACATAAATTACCACCATCACAAAGAAGAGCAATTTCTCTATCAGTTAAATTAGGGGCGTTTTTAAGAACTGTATATTTTACATGAGCGTATCCAACGTTATTGCATGACACAACAACATCGTAGTCATCCATGTTGATTTCACTAGGTCTTCCAATCTTAAATTTGTATTTTTCCATTAATTCCTTATATGTTTCATAATTTGATTTTTCATTTCCCATTTTTATAATTCCTCCTTAACGATATCTTTCATGTCATTTTTGTAATAACAATCTTCACATACTGCATAGCCAAATCCACTGCTATTCAAGATGATTCTTGATGTATAAGAAGCTCCGTACATGATTTTCTTTCCACATTCACAACAGGCAACTTTCTTATTCATATCATCTTCGTAATACGTAGACCCTTCAGGCAATGCATAATCTTCATATTGGCCAGTTTCCAAATCATACTTTCTAGCAAAAGAATGATCCACTGCAGTATTTAATAAATCAAAATACTTTACAGCATCATCATGTGTCATATTCTTGTAATTTGCATCAATGACAACAACATCACGTTCCTTACATAATTTTGTCCATTCTTCACCTGTCATGAGTTATCACGTCCTGCAACTGGTTTATTACGCATAAAATCATCAAAATCCATATTACAATCCGAGCAGATTTCTGCTTTTTTTGTTACAAGCCCACAGCCGCCATCACTTTTCAATCCACCTGCTTGATATGAGATTTTATAATTATTGACCTCTTTGGTTTTAAACACCCTTTTACATCTATCACATTGAACAATTCCTCTATCTATTTTCATTGGTTTGCTTCCTCTCTTCTTTTCTTTACAATCGTTGAAAGTCTTTCATTTCTTTCTTTGATTCTTAAATTTTGCATTCTCAAACGATAATTTTCATTCTCGAGATATGCAATTTTTTTCTTGAGGGGCAAATAATTATCTTCACCCCATTCAAGAAGTAATTTTCTTAATTCATCACACTTTGACATCTCTTAATTTCCTGTTCAATTTTCTTAAAAGTTTGTAAGGAAATGGATTATCTTCTAAATATTCAAAATAGCTGACTGTTGTTGAGAATCCTTTTATTCCATCAAAATCACCATGCGAATAAGGCGTAGCGATAATTTTATTCAAAGCAGTTTCAATATCACCATCAACAATCCTTTTATCGGCACTACCCATACACATTGCATTTCCTGTCAACATATTTGGCATTGCATATTCATATAACTCAGTTTCAGGACCTTTGTATTTCTTATAGCAATAGCATTGGATGCCTTTTACGATTTTGTTGTCATATCGAACGATGTAAATTGCATTGGGAAAATTGATTTTGTATGAATGATTATTATAAGTAACATATTGCATATGCTCAGGTTGCTTTATAACGGTATAATCAATACCAGCACCTATCGTGTTTTCAGAAAACAATTTTATGTTTGCTTTCTCATGCTGATCTTTGATAAAAAATTCATTAAAAAGTTTTACCAGTTCTTCTTTTGAAAGCATTTTGAATGTAATCTTTTCATTCTGCTTGATACATAGTTCAGCATCATCTTTTTTATTGTTTAAACGAATGATTACTTCTCTCATTACATGATCACCTCGCTTTTTGTCTTTAATGTGTTTGAAAGAGCTGAAATCAAAGCATTTGAAGTAAATTTATAATCACAATCATCTACTTTTCTTTCGACTATTATTTGCAACAATTCCGTATTGTGTCTTTCTTTTTTTGAAAAATTGGCCATGATTTCTAGAGCTTCATTTGCCACTCCAAAATTCAAATCAGGATATTCCCATCCTTCAATTTCAATGTTTCTTACGTTTCCTTTAACAAATTGACCATTTATAAATCGATATCCAAAACCATATAGCATTGCTCTTATTTGATAGTTCTTTTTATAAAGCTTTCTGAATTTCCTAGCTTTTCCCTTATTCTTGAATTTGATATATAAGAACTGCATTTCAGTGGTACCTAGACAGTAATAATCAACTTTTGGTTCGGATAATGTTTCATCCGAGTACTCACACCACTCTTTGGCTTCTGCATATGTTTCTCTAAAGACACCTTTTAATTGTGGAATAATAAAACTTACATTTACAAACGTTTCATTCTGTTCATCATATAATCCTTCAATCAATGTTTCAAAACCATCAACTGCAAATTCGTTTCTGTCAAAAAAAGGACTTAATATAACTTCTTCAAATTCATAATCGATAACATCTGGAAAAACATGTTCATCTAATAAGTCGATTTCTTGAAAGTTTTGTATCAGATCATTAGACTCATCTTCTTCAAATGCAATCGTTAAATCATCAATAGCTTTTGGTGATGTATAGCTTAAAGCGTTGATGAAAAACTTTTCATAGGTGTTAGGTTCTAATTTATCTGGAACATGATCAGTCGTAAAAAACTGTCTCAAATCTATTGACAAGTTGAACACCTTCTTTCAACTGATACATGGTTAAAGCGTTGCAATGTTCCAATATCGATACGGCCATTTTTGCATTGGTTACTAGAAATTGAACATTTCCTTTGGCAGCCTGTTCTTGACAAGAAACGTCAAGTGGGTGCTTATCTAAATCAAATTTGTAACATTGACTTCTCAAATTACTTTGTTGAATACCATTCTTTTTTGTTGTGATATAGATATTTCCTTCGTATTCACTATTTGCTGAGTCGATGTAAATAACATCATCTAGCTTCTTAAATACTTTTTCTAAAATCATTCTTGTAGCATCATTATCGACACATCCTATGATTACAGGAACATATCCCTTATCATCTTGGATAAGTGAAAATAAACTTTCATATGTGCAAAATTTATCATCAAACTCACATTCGATTGGATAAAGAGAGTTGATTTTTCTCGATAATGCCAAAGCCTTATTATCACCTACATCTTGAGCTTGATATCCTTGACGTTCGATATTTTTAGATTCGACTGTATCACCATCTATAAGTATCATTTTATGTGACGTTCCTAAAAGAAGTTTGGGAAGGTCTCTTGCTAAAAGAGAACCAGTCCCACCAACTCCTATGACGTAAAATTTATATCTTGTGTAATTATTGGCCATGTTAACCACCTAGCCTTTTCTATGTTGTTTTCCAGTTACAACAAGAACATTGTCATCCTCGATATAGCTGTATTCCATTGTTCCTGCAAACTCATAATGGCGGTGTTGTAACATGATGTCCGTAATTTCCTTTTCGGTATATTCTTGGCCATCAGCAAATCCATAAGAAGAAACATCAATCAATCTTCCTTCAGAATAGACACCGAATGGATATTTGTACGTTTTTTCACTACTTGATTTTTTCTTAGGTGTTTTTTTACCTGCAGGTTTTTCTTCTTTTTTAAATTCTTCTGCAATTTCAGTTGCTTGTTCTACTGCTTGTTTTACCTCCTCAGTCGCTTGTTTTTCAGCGCTTTCAACTGGAGCAGGTTGTTGATCAGTTTCTTTTTTATCTTCTTCAACAACTGCATCTTTTGTATCTTTTTTAGCTGATTCTTCAGCTTTTTTCTTTGCTTCTTGTTCTTCTCTAACTAAATCAAACAATCCCATAATTTTCCCTCCTATTTCGGTCTTTTTTCACCGATTTCTTCTAGACATATTTTTAAACATTCATTTTCAGCAAATTCGCGAATGATAACCAGTTCACATACCTGGATATCGTCGTAATATGCTACGTTATTGAGTGCATCCAAAACTACTTTTATGATGTTATCGATATCCGGTTTAACGGTACATAGAAACGTTTTATCTAATAGCCAACCTCTTAATTTTTTAGTGGTCGACTTAGGAATTTCTCTGTATGCAAATATCTTCACCCTCAATGCCTTATCGCTTTGATAACTTGTAGTTTTTCGATAGCACATTGCTATTTTTTGTTCGTAATCCCTTGTTTTTTTAGGTGTGTACGCTCTTACGAATTTTCCTTGCGTAGTAAATCTCGGTCTGCCTTTTCCAACGATTGCTCCTGGAACGGTAAACCAAAACTTCTTGTAGTTCGCTTGTATTCCAAGATTAAGCTCGCATTGGGTCGAAATCATCTTCTAATTCCTCTGGAACAACAGCATCTTCAAGAAGTGCATCTAATTGCTCTTCCTCTTGATAATCATCTTCTACTGTCTCATCTTCAATTTCTTCAACATCTTCATTTTCGAATTCATCATAGTTTGTAGGTTGTTGTACAAGTTCCATTGTTTGTTGATCAACAGCACTTTTCTTAGGGTCATCTTTGATGTTGAAATAAACAGTCAATGTAATGGTTGTTTGTCCACCATTTAATTCGGTTTGATCACATGCTGCCAAATAATATGGGTTCCAATCACCAGCTAATGTAATAAATTCATTGTCACGTTCTGCATCCAACATATAGATATCAGGAAATCCTATCTTGTCCAAAATCTTGTTATCTTCTTCAGAAATCCATCTTTGTGTCACTTCAACGATTTTTGGAATCTTGTAAGGATCACCTTTATCAACAGAAAAAACCTTTTTCGACATGTAACCCGCATGCTTGAAGAAATTTCTAACTGCAATCAAATATGATTCTTGACAGCTGAAATGTTCAGCTTTCGCCAATTTCATATCTCCGTTAGGTAATTGTGATAGTTCATAAGGGATTTTTCCAAACTCTCTTAATTCATCATCTAAAAGCAAATTACTTTGAAAGTCATAAACTGCAGCATAGTTGTTACATACTAAATAGAGCTTTTCATCATCACCATAAAATACTGGTGTGTAAGTCTTGTTTTTTCCGATGATTTCTTTCGCAATTGAAAGAAATTTGTAGAAAAACGGTTCTTCATCCTTTTTTATTAGCATTTTCATCTCTCCTTTTTGTTTGATTTATTGTTTTTGCGGTCAAATCTTCATCCTAACGAATATTTTTAGATAATTGGTAAAGTTAATCATCTTTAAAACAAACACTCGCTAGAAACGAAAATTTTAAGTTTTTTATTTTAGACTAGAATTGAATGTCATCTTCCATAATGTTAAAAGATGGATTTTCATTCATGAAACTGTCTTGTTGCTGATTTTGTGTTGGTTGTTGGTACTGATTTGGATTGTATGTTGATTGTGAATGATATTGTTGTTCTTCATATTTGTCCTTAGATTTTGTTTCTAAGAACTGAACTGAATCACAAACAACTTCAGTAACATAGACACGTTGACCTTGAGCGTTGTCATAAGATCTTGAGCGAAGTCTTCCTTCAACTCCAACCAATGAACCTTTGGAACAGTACTTGTCGACGTTTTCAGCGACCTTATTCCAAACAACACATGAAATATAATCAGCTTGTTGTTCTTCATCATTTCTCTTTGGACGGTTCATTGCTAAAGTGAAACTTGCAACTGCTGAACCGTTTTGAGTTCTTCTAAGTTCAGGATCACGTGTCATCCTACCAACTAAAACTACTCTGTTTATCATATCTTCTACTTCCCTTGTTATTTTGATTTTGAAGTTTTTGTTCTAATCTTGCCTTTGCTTCTCCCCTGTATGTAAGAACTCCAGCATTTCGTTTTCTAACATGTTCTTCATGTAAGATCTTGATTGATTCTTTATCGTAATTGCATTCTTGAAACTTTTTGGAATATTCTTTAGCATCTTGTGAATTTAAAAATCTAAATGGAAAGTTTCCATAAGCTTCATCCTCAAACTGAATGATTACTGTGTTGGGTGGAATCTTTTCAATTGTGTATTCAGGAACTTCAATGTTAGAAATAATTTCTCCTATACTTGGAGCAAAAGATTTCTTTTTTGAAAATGCTACAATTGCATTTCTTACCTGTTCATATGAGTACTCCATAAACACATCACACCAGACTTCTATAACTTCTCTATCATTGATATTTAATTGTGTTGATGGATTTAGATTTTTGTAAAATTTCAAAATCTTTTTGATTTCCGTTTTTTCCAAATTTAACTAATCCTTTCACTAAATGGAGGGGCGCTACTATATATAGCAATCTGCAATGTCGTATGCGAAGGATTGTTATCTGTGAGTGTGCAACACACCCCTCTTGTTTTATCTTGTTTTTTCTTGTTTATATTGTTTATATTGTTTATATATAGAAAGGGGTGCAGGAATTTTTCCTATACCGTATGGGATTTTTTCCTATACCGTATGGGAATTTTTCCTATACCGTATGGGATTTTTTCCTATACCGTATGGGAATTTTTCCTATACCGTATGGGATTTTTTCCTATACTAGTAGCCTCTCCACTTCTTATAATCAAGTACCTTTATAAATGTATTTTGAGGAGTTGTTTTGTAATCTATATAGCCTTTATTTTTTAGAAATTCCATAAATTTCTTTAAGGTTTTATTGTCCCAACTCAAATTTTTTCTCATTTCTATTTGTGTGGTTGTAAAGGTTCCTGCCTCTCCATACTTATCATCAAAATAAGCCTTAAAGAGGCAATAGGAAAACAGAGTCCATGCTTTTGAATTTTTAATAATAGGATCATTCACCAGCTCGTTTGAAAATCCTGTGTACCCTTTCTTTACCTCTTTTTCAGCCATTGATTAAACCTCTTATTCTACATACTTTTCTTGATAATCACTTATATAGATTTCTCTATGATTTCCTTGTGTATCACCATAAATCAGTCCTTCATCATATAGTTTCTTTAATGATGCTTTGAACTTGTTTTCACTGATTGGCAAGTCTAGATTTCTAATGTCCAATTCTAAATATCCGCTATAATCACAATTGAATAATAGATAAGTGAAAGTCCATAGAGAGTATGTATCTCTATAGGCTTTTGTACTTGTAAATGATTGAGGAAGTATAATGTAATCTTCTTGCATCCTATTACCTCCTACATTGACATTGGGTCAAAGTCATCAACCGGAACTTTTTCAGCTTGTTTTTCTTCATTGATGATGTCTTGCATTGTTGGAGCTGTATTTGCTTCAATTGCTTGATGCACTTGAGGAGTTTCTTCTACAACAAAATTACTTGTTGTATCTTCAACACCCATTTCTTCAGGAACATACATTCCTTGGAATTCTGATGTAAAAGCTTCTCTTAAACATTGAGCAACTGCAACTTTTCTAATCATTGTTGCTGGTTTACCACTCCATTGAGCGTTAACTGTTCCATCTTTCTTTTTACCAACATATTCATCAAGTGATACTTCTACACGTTCAGGTTCTCTGTCTTTTCTATAGACTTCACACCATCCGCCCACAAGTTCTTCTCTTGATGGAATATAGAATGTACCAACACGATAATCAATCTTACCTTCAGCAGTTAAAACAATGATCCCTGCTTTCTTTCCTTGATATTCAGGATGTTTATCTGCTCTTTTTTGATATACATCTTTAGAAACAACCATTGTTGCTGGTGAACTACCATATTTGATTAAGTGTGCTTCTTTAATAAATGGATTTAATTTTTGCGCTGAACATAATGCAATGAACAATTTAACTTCTTGATCACTTACATTACCTCCACCAGCAACCAAATAGCTTTTTACGATATTTGAGCTTAATTTAATTTCTCCTGTATCTGTTTTAATTGTTGTAATTTTGTTTTCTCTTGCTTGACTTGCTTGTTGTACCATGCTTTGTACTGCCATAATTTATTTTCTCCTTTTGTCTTGTAATATTTTTTAAACATGAATTTCAAAATCAATCGAAGCTAGATCATCCGCCAATGATTTGGCTTCTTTTAATAATTCTATTAATTTTTCAGCTTTCTTTGTTTCTTCATCAATGTTTTTTATTTCAACATTCAATGTGATTTTTTGAATGTTGGATTCTTTAGTTGTTTCACTAATATCCAATAATTCAAAATAGCTTATATTTAATGCATTAGCTACTTTTTTTATAGTTTCTAATTTCAAGGTTTCTTTAGATTCGTATTGGCTTACCATAGACTCACTCACATTTAATAATTTTGCTAATTCTTTTTGAGTAAGCCCCCTTTTTTTTCTTACTTTCCTTATGTTATCTCCTACAGTCATTAATTAACTTCCTTTACGTTATATTTATTGATTGCTCCTGTTTGAGGATCACTTAATTCTTTTTCAGTTAATTTCACTTCACCGAAATTGAATGTTGGATTGATGCTCTTGATTACATCCATGTAGCGATTTAACATTTGAAGTGCTGCTAAATCACCTTCGAACTCAAACGTTTTCTTCCATGTTCTGCCTTGGAACTTTTCAGGCGTTTGCTTGATTTCAGTAACGATATACTTATCATTTACGTTAGCAATCGTTTCTTCTCCACGTTTAACTGGTGTGTATTTAGGTTGATTTTCAACTGTTTGTGAAGCTTGTTTTTTGACTGCTTCCAACTCTTTTTGGTGTTGAAGTTCTGCTTCTTTTTGTTTCTTTTCAAACTCTTCCTTTTGATGTTGAAGTTCTGCTTCTTTTTGTTTCTTTTCAAACTCTTCCTTTTGATGTTGAAGTTCTGCTTCTTTTTGTTGAGCAACCGCTTGTGATTGCTTTTTGATGTTGTCTACTTCATCAGTAATCATTTCAGTTACTTTAGGAAGACCTTCAGTATTTAAAAGAGCTTGATATTTTTCTCTTGAAATAAGCTTTTCATCAACATTTGCAATAAGACATGCATTGATGATTGTTTTTTCAACCATTTCTAAATTCAATTTGTCATTCTTTTCTTTTTCCATTAAAGCATTGAATTGTGCTTCAACTTGTTCTTCAAATTTCTTTTTGGATGTTGAAGCGTTAAGCCATTTTTCATCAAAAACGAACTGATCAGCATATTCCTTTGAAATCATCTTTCTAGAAATCAATACTTCTTTTAGTTGATCAATAGCTGCTTGACGTTCTTTTCTAAGAGTTTCTTTTTGCTTTTGAACAAATACATCCACATTTTCAGCTACTGTATCTGCAGTATCATTTAATGCATCAATAACCTTCTTTATTTTTGATTCAAAAACTTTGAATTCTTCCATGTATTGTTTTTCATTTCTTTTTAAATCTTTTTTTAAATCTTTTGCGTAGTTTCGATACAAAGGAACTATTCCAATTGTTTTTTTAATGAAATCTTTATAATTTTTTTCATCAACCACTACACCTTTTTTGGCCTCGATTGCTGGTATTAATTTTAAAAGGTCATCTGCATTCGATTCTATAAATCCACCATTAGGTGGAAGGTTGACAACTATAGATAGGTTTTTTTCGTTGATAGCAACCTCTTCTTCAATAACTTTAGCTTTGGCCTCAACGACCTTTTCTTCAGTTGGTCTAAAGAATTCGATAACGCTGACAACTTTATAACGTTCATCTAACACTTGGTTAGCCGGTTGCCAGAAGATTGCATTATCTTGTTTTAAAATGACAAATGCTTTATCTCCTGGATATGTTAGTTTGACAACTGGTTCTCCATTCACAAGAAAGCAGTTGTTGATTGATAGGAAGTTGATAACTTTATCAAATTCTTCTTTGGTTGTGATTTTTACAGCTACTAGCTCATTAAGTAGCCCTGATTGAAACTCATTCATTTTTTTCCTTCTCCCTTCTACGATAAAAACTTATTTATGAAATACACTTGACCTTTACCTGTTACTTTAGTAGTCAATGTAATTCTTGTACTTCCATCTGGATTAGTAATTGTTCTTTCTTTGACTTCAAACAATCCAAGATCCATTGATTTTTGTGTTGGCTGATTATAACGTTCACCCTTTTTAATTAGATATTCGTTTTCTCTCATCCACTCAAACAAACGATTTTGACCAATCTCATAGCCATTTTGTCTGATAAGCTTTGCCAACTGACCAATCAAGATTGATTCATTGCTGGCGCTTACTGCATCAGCAAATAGAGCTTTAGGTTTCAATTCTTTATTTTCTAGTAACAATGCATCACATCGACTTTTTAAATAATCCATTGAACGTTGAACTAAAAATTCAGGATCATTTAATTTTTTCTCCATTTCATTGAATGCCTCAATATATTTAACTTTCCAATCAAGAGCTTCCTTTCCTGTGAATCCCATAACCAATAAGCTGAAACCATCTCTATTCATTAAATACATAGGATATTGTCTACCTCTATTTTCATAAGAAGTTTCATATATCATTGATTTCGTGGCTGAATTTTCAGCTACGAGATTTCCAATTGTTTGCAACACATTTTTGTGTTCTTTACCAAAATTTTTAGCAATTTCTAAGCTACTTACTAGCATTTGATTGTTTTCATATTTAATTTGAATTTCGTTCATATAGGCTCTCCTTTCTAACTGACTTCTTTTAATTCTTTGTTTCTGTTTTCAAGGAACGGTGGCGGTGTTTGTGTTTCGATTAAGTTCCAGTACCACAACTCCGTTTTAAATAGATATTTTGCATCTAGCACCAAATCATCATAGTGAAGATAAACAACTCTTGTTTCTTGTTTTCCTGCACCATTGTTAGCCCAAGGAATATCAAGAATTGCATATAAAACAAAATGTCTTAATCCTGTTGTTATCATGTAATGCAGTACTTGAAAGTAGTAAGTAATTGGAATGTGATCATTGGCCCATTCTTTTAACATTGCACCATTTTGAATAGTTGTTGATTTGATTTCCAACCCCCATTTTTCTTTGGTTGCAATTTCAATCATTGCTCCATCAAGATTTGCTCTTAAAAATGGATATTTCTTGTTTGACAAGCTGATATCTTTCGTATCAATCAATTCAAACTTGTTTTTATAAAGAACACCGAACAATTCAATGAGGATGGGTTCCAATGCATTCCCTTTTTCGATTGCTTCACTCGTTTGAAATACAGGCTTTTTAACACCTGTCTTTTCCTCCCACAATTCATAAGGTGTTTTGTAATTGTTTACATTCATTGCGATTCCTGCATCAGAACCACCAATTCCTTTTCCTCTTAATTGATGCCAATGTTTTTTGTCTTTGACATAATCGACATTACAATTAGGAAAGAACTCCTCATAGTTCGTAGTTTCCATTTTCTAGATCCTTTTTGCATTGTGCTAATTCCTGATTGAGATAACCAAGTTGAAGATAATCATCACTGTCTAGATGATCCTTACATTCCATGCAAATGATTGAACTCTCTAAATCAGCAACTCTTTCTTCTAATTCTTTCTTTTTCATCCTCTAAAGCTCCTTTAAATTGTTCTTGGATGTAGTTATCCAATTCATTACTGCAATGCATGAAAGCATTTTTAGCCGGTGTAAACATTCCTTTGACCTTTTCAATGTCAATATTGATTGGAGCCATTTCTAAGAAAAGACTTCCTAAGATGTTCCAATCATCAGTTGGCATAACTTTAAGTTCATCACCTTCTTTTTTGATTCCAACTTCTAATTTAAATAATGGTACTGCTGGTCTTTCATCTGTTCCTGTTTCCTTTTCAGTTGAACCAATTTGAACAATCTTGACATCTGCACCTGCAGCTTTTGCGGTTTGGATGATGTCTTCTAAATCTTTTTTTGTCATATTCTATTCCTCTCTTTTAATATAGATTTCTACTGTGTACTTTTGCATTTTCGGATTGTCAACAAAGATATCTATCTTGTTTCCTTTGATAGCTCCTCCACAGTCTTGAGCTACATATTCATTGCCATTAATCAAGACTATAGAACCATATGGAATGATTGAAGGATCTACCGCAATAGTTCTTCCTTCTTCAGCAATAGCACCTGTAGAAGTTAAACGACCATAAACGTCTTCTCCTGGCCAATAGTATGTAATAACAAACTGGCCAAGACACCTTCAATTTTCAAGTTCAGCTTCTAATTGTTCATTTCTTATAGAAACTTCATCATACAATCTTTGATATTTAGTTCTCTCTGACTTTTCAGCCGATAACTCATTTGAAAGAGAATTGTATTCATCTTTCAATAATTGCATTTGCTTTGATTGTTCATCATATGAACTTTCTAAATCTTTAACTCTTGATAGCATTAGACCAGTAGTAACAAGGAATACTACTAATGCTGTTGCTAGAGTAACTGCACCTTTTTTCGATAATTTCATTGCGATTTCTCCTTTGATTGGTTATAATTGTTATTGGTTATTTTGGTTTTTTGATTTAACAGTACTTTTTTAAGTGCTGTTATTTTTTTATCTGAAAATAAAATCCAAGAAATTTCTTAAGCCAATTACACATAACTGACCAGCAGCTAATGCAATGATGATTGTTGTTGCAAGACCTCTTCCAGATAACTTCATAACTACACCTCCTTTTCGTTCACTTCAAACATTGCAATGTACTCACATTTTTTAAGAAACTTTTCCTCATGTGTTGTAAGGCCACCTGATAGAAATAAGTTTTTAACTTCTACTTCAAATCTTCCTGATTCATAGCCCAATTCAAAACGATTTCTTGGATAATCCTCTCTTTGAGAAATTCTAAGAATTGCTAGAAATTTTTTATCTATTTCACTCTTGATCATTTCTCTATCCGCACGAACCAGCATTTTTCTATCTCTTCTATCTTTGGCAATCTTATTTGCCAATTCATAGTAGGATTTTTGATACCATTTGAATTCCTTTAACATGTGTACTAAAACTGCAATGACAACAAACAAAATACAGCAGATGATAATTAATGAATTTTTACTCATGAATTTTCTTTTCCTTTCCATTACTAGCCATCAAGGAACCAACCTCTTAAATAAAAACTTGTATGGTATTAGTTCTTTTTTATGTCTGTAGTTAGTAAATCATCAATGCTATTTTGTTATCGGAGGCTTGAGATTGGCTCCTTGATGACCAGTAATTACTTATTTAATTTTTAAGAACTTGTGTTCTTTTGATACTGTTCTTCGATATAATCATCTAGAACACTTTTAGCAATCAAAGAACCGTTCTTATCTGGAATATGTCTTAGCTTGTTACTTTTGACTAAGTCATACGTTCTGTTAATTCCAATTCCTAAATAGGATGCTGCTTTCTTTACTGAAAACAATGGACCATATAGTTCTCTTGCCATGATTACCTCTCCTTTCCTAAATTCCAAGTAAGATAGAACCTTCAAACCTTTTTCTTAATGAATGTTTTACATAATGAAGTTCTTCGTCTTCTAAAGTTTCCATGTTTAGAATTTCTAAAATTTGATTTAGAACACCAACGTAATCATTAATGATTTGTTCTGTTGTTTTTTCTTCTCTTCTTTCTTTGACATTGATGTAAGCTGTTGAACCATTAATAATTCTTTCTAGATATTGTTCTCTTGTTTCATCCATAGTTTTTTCTCCTTTCTTTAAACTCCAAATTCTTGTATTTAATAAAGTGTCTTTTTAGGAAACTTTATCAAATATCAGTTAAAATATGATTGTGCTTTGAGACGAAACGGATAAATATCTAATTAGATTTGGACAGTTTGTCCATTTTAGAAGTAAAAAAAATTTGATCAATTGTTAATGTTTTATCAAATTTTCTTAACTCATCTCTAATTATTAGCATCTCTTGTGGTGAAAAGTTAATACGTCCTTTTTCTTTTAAACAGTACGTTTTTCTATCTTTTCCAATAAGAGCAGCAAAGTCTTGCTGAGTATATCCGTAGTATCGTCTGTAATTGACAACTGCAATAATAATCACCTCCAGCTTGGACATATTGTCCAACTACAATTTCATTATATCTACAGTCCGTCCATTTGTCAATTAATTTTGCCCAATTTGTCCAAATATATTAACCAATTTGTCCAAATATATTATACTTTATTTATAGATTAGACGAATTGTCTATATAGGAGGCAAAAAAATGACAAATAAAATAAGCTTCGCAATGAGATTAAAAAAATTGCGAGAGCAAAAAAAATTAAATCAAACTGAACTAGCAAACTTATTAGAGGTTTCTAATGGATCAATAAGCAAATGGGAACGTGGCGATAGACAACCTGATTATGAAACTTTAGAAAAAATTGCAGATACTTTTAATGTTACAATCGATTATTTATTAGGTAGAAGTGATATTAAATATAAATCTGATAATTCACAAATAAACTTTTCTACCCCTCAAGAAGCATTAAGTTTTATTTTAAAACAAGAAATGGTTGCTGACTTTGGCGGTTATGATTTAGAAAATATGTCTGATGATGAAATAATGGAGATGGCAGAAGATATTGCTGATATGTTGAAGATTATATCTAGAAAGCACAAATAATCATTATTTAAAGGAGTGTGCTTATGGATGAATATAAACAGTAAAATAGAAGCTCTATTTTATGAATTTAAAACATCAAATGTAAAAGAAATTGCTGATCACTTGGATGTATCTATCCAATATCAAGATTTCAAAGCAAAGACTTTAGATTCAAGACTGATGATTGTTGATTCTAAAGGATACATATTTGTTAGAAATGATTTAGATTGTGCTTATGAAAATTTTCTTATAGCACACGAGTTGGGACACTATGTCCTGCATTATGATGAAAACATCAGTTTTAATTTTCTAAGGCGAGTCTATAAAACTCGTTTAGAAAGAGAAGCAAATGAATTTGCTATTAGATTACTGATGTATGAAGAACTACATAATATAAAAGAACTAGAAAATATTGAATTTATTGTAAAAGAAAAAGGAATACCGCTTAAAGTGTGGTATTCACTGAATGAGAAAATAACGATTGATTAAAGGAGTGATTTATATGAAAGCGTTAAATTCGTTATTTACAGTTATATCAATTTATATTATTGCATTATTTGTTTACAGTTGCATTTTGCAAGGTTTCTTAGTTACCGTTACAAAAACAATAGATAAATTATCAAGATGCTTTGAAATTTTTATAATTTTGTTTTTTTTAACAGCATTAGCAATCGTTGTGTTTTCTAAAGACGTCAAAACTACTTTTCCTATAACTATAGCAATGTTTTCTTTAGGTGTTGCACTGCTAGCTTATGCTCATAGTGTAAGAAAATACGATTCAAGAAACATAGAATATTACTCTAATAAAGCTGATGAACTTGAATCATTGCATAAAGCAGGAATTATTGATGATGAAACTTATCAGAAGAAACTAGAAATACTAAAAATAAAATTCAAAAAAATAAAATACTGAGGTAATTCGAATGAAGAATAGCTATGATGAAACATTGTTATCAAAAAAATATATAGATATGTATGATTATAATTCTTTTTTTGAAGAGAATATAGCATCTTTAAAACAACAAATTTCTGATGTTTCAGGTCCTTTGTTAAACGATTATGCCAAACAGTTAGTTGAAGCGTTTAATAATAATTTGGCTAGTTCCGATGATTTTAAACATTTTTCAAATGTGATTGATTCACTTAAAAAATCAAATATCTGTATTTCTTCTGAATATATATCTGAGATATCTAAATCATTCATATCAAATATTGATTTTTCTTCAATTAACGACTCGTTAAGCAAAAACATAGAAATAATTCGATCTATCCTCAACGATGATGAAACTGATAAATCAAAAATTAATGATATAGATTTTAACATTCCATTTCCAAATGATATATCTGTTGCTGAAATGGAAGCAACTATAAATGGCGAAGAATATATTAAACCAGATTTAGACTACAAAAAATTTGATGTTCTTTTAGCTACAATGTCCTTTATTGGTGATCCGGTAAAAGCAACAAATATACTTTCTCAACTAATTTATTTTGCTGACCATTCGGTCAATATGACATTTAAAATACAAATATATAGCGCTTTGAAAGAACAAATTGTTGCTTTAATTGCCGGTGGAATTATTGGTGTTGCATTATTTGTGATTGATGTTTTGCTAAATTACTTTCTAAAAGATAATGAAATTTATAAGAAATTTATAAAATTAAAAAGATTCAATAAAGAACGTTAAGAAATAGTTTTTTTTGCCATTATCCACATTAATAACAAATTCCAAAGAAACAAATTTAATGATTTCAATTCAAATGCTATGCAAATAAAACACAAACTTAAAACATGCCATTCAGGCTTTTCAACAATAGATTTTAAATACATTTTTATAGCATATTTAAAAACATCTTTTATGAGTTTAATATTATTCATACTTATACCACCCTTCTTTGATATAAGTATAACTAATATATGATATCAATTCAAACTATAACAAACAAGAAAAGAGGAAAAACAAATGAAAAAATTATTAAGTCTAGTATTAATTGGAGCTTTAGCTCTATCTCTAACTGCATGTGGAAATAGCAGTTTAAAAGACAATTCATCTTCAAAAGAAACAACTACAACAAAAAAAGAAGAAAAGAAAGAACCTTTAAATTTAACAGGGACTTGGAAATCAGATGAAAATGAGGGCACATTGATGGAAGCTACAATTTCTGATAACGTTATTTCTATCGATTGGGTGACGGATGAAGGAAAAACAAAAGCAACTTATTGGGTTGGTTCATATGATGCTCCTACTACTGCCACTAGTGAATATTCATGGGTATCTAATAATGACCATGAAAAAACTAAAAATGCACTATTAGCTTCAAATGATGATACAAAAGAATTTACATATAAAAATGATATTCTTTCATTTACCGCGTCTATGCAAGGTGTCAGCAAAGTAGTTGAACTAAAGAAACAATAATATGAAAAATACCAACCACGATAAAAACCTAGATTACATTTATGATAACCATCCTGATTTGCTGGATTCTTATATAGATGTCTATGAAAATTCAATATTAGCTGTTGATCATACTGTCAGTCCTGAAGATATGATTGATATAACTGAAATGATTATAGCTTTTGAAAAAGAAAAAGCATTGAAGCTTAATTAAATATATTACGCCTGTTTATGTCCATAGGCGTTTTATTATACGAAAGGAGACGTGATTTATGTCAAAAGCAAGAAAAATCAAGAAAAAAGATGGTAAATATACATATGAAGTAAATGAAGTTGTTGGTAAAAACGAAAACGGGAATCCTAAAAGAATTTATGCTTATGGGGCTACTTTAAAAGAAGCAAAAGAAAATTTAAAAATCAAGCTAGATGCATACAACCGCATGGGCTATCAGAATCTTCAAAATAAAATGACTGTAAACGAACTGTATGATTATTGGTTGAAAAATGAAGCAACAAACAAATCATTAAAAGAAAATACAATACATGGATATACAGGTGTTTACAACAATCATATTAAGCCTTGTTTAGGCCATTTATATTTAAAAGATATAAATGTCATGGTGGTTCAAAACTTTATTACAGAAGCATCTGAGCACCTAACTAAATACATTATGAAAAATGTTCATATCGTTTTAGGGCAAATGCTTCGTTTAGCATTTGATCAAGGATTTATAGCTAATAATCCATATCTCTATATCAGGAAGAAAAAATATAAAAAAGATAAATGTTTAAATTATGAATTGCCAGATGAAGATACCTTGAGACTAATCCCTACCCTATTCCATGAAACTGATCCAGAATACATTTCTTTCTACATTGCTCTTTACACTGGTGCACGGTGCTCTGAAATATTTGGTTTAACATGGGATGATGTTGATTTTGAAAAGCGCACATTAGATATCAATAAGCAAATAAGTGAAATTGGTGGTATTCATGAAATTGCAACAAAAACCCCTACATCGATTAGAAATATTAAAGTTTCTAATGATTTGATAGAAATGTTAAAAAAGTATAAGTCTAATTTGGATAAATTTGCCCTTCTCTACGGTAAAACATTTGGAGGGGGTAAATATGTATGTAGTGATTCAAAAGGTTATCTAAAGCGACCTAGCTACGTTAGAAGAAATATCCAAAAGAAGCTCAAGCCCTACAACAAGGAATTTAGATTTCATACATTGAGACACTTCTATGCAACTAAAGCACTAGAAGCTGGAACAAATGTCAAAGCAGTATCAAGAAGACTTGGTCATGCCTCAGTTCAAGTAACCTTAGATAGATATGTAACATTCACTCCTGAAATGGATGATGAAGCAGTAGATATTTTTGATGGTGTTATAAATGATTTCTTTTCAGAGAAAAAAACTCAAAAATCTACTCCGCAATAA